AAACGGTAAGAATTCAGTATTAGCTGCAAATGGGCAAACTTCTTTGTTGTTTGGACAATTGTATGATATATACAATGAAGACGGACAAAAAGCATACAATATATACCTTATTACACAGCAAGAAAATTTTAACAAATGGTTTGCAGCAAGTGAAACTGGTAATAATGTAGATGAGAATGGTGAACCTAAAATATTTAAAAACTTTTACGTAAGTATAGATCCAGAAACAAAGCAATCAAAAAGATGGTATATATTTGATTCTAATATAGAATCTGCCACTGCTATGTACCCTGTAGGATTGACACGTATACCAGGAATGACACCTGCAGAAATAAAAGAAGCAGTTGATGTTTTGTCTGCAGCGTTTGTAAAAAATAAAAGATACCAAGTACAAGATTTTGATGATGTAAAAAATTTAGACTACAGATTTTTTGGTGAGTGGGCTGCAGTGCACATGATGCAGTTAAGAAAAAATCCAAAATTAAAAGGAACTAAAACATATAGACTGTATCAACAAATCTTTGAAGATATAGTATACTTAAGAAAAGATGTACAAGATAGAGACGGAAATCGTTTACCTTTATTAGATGAAAACGACATGCCTGTACCTAGGTATAATCCTAAAGATCCTGTAAACTCGTCGCAACTATTAGAAATGGTATTCTCTAGAATGCAAAGAGAAACTAGAATAGAGCTAAAAGAAGATGAGAAAACTTCAGCACTAAACGTAAAAGAAGCACATTTTAGCAACCCTAAAGAAAAGCTAACTGCAAATGTTAAGCTTATGATTAGGAGTTTATTTAAAGTTACGTTTAAAGAAGGTAAAATTGTACCTGTAACAAGTAAAATACTTGGTAAGCCTACGCTAGTAGATCTTACTAAAACGTATGCTACTATAATGCAGTATTTAAGTAACATATACTCTTCAGATCCTACAGTAGATGTGTACACTTTAATGATAGATAAATTAAAAGATGTGCAAGGATTCCATCCTGAGTTTAACGAACTGGTAGCAATGCTAGAAAGATCTCCTCAATATAAAAAGACTCAATTTGTGCAAGCATTTATGAGACCTGAGCTAGATTACACAAGTACGTTTGTAGATGGTACATCTAAAGTAGGTACAAGAATAGGTAGCCCTGATGTACAGTCTAGTGAAAAAAACATTAGAGATAATTGGCAAATAGCGTACGAGCAACTAATGACTAAACCTAATCAAACAGGTAAAAGAATATTAGATGTAAGAAACGCAGAAAGAGCGGTGAAAGCCTATAAAGAGTTTAATGCAAAATTAAAGCAAGTTTATAAAAGAGCTTTAGTTTCAGCAAAAAAGCAATCTTTACAAGATCTTACAGAAGCAGATATAGACTTAAGTCTTATAGCAAAAGTGTTTGCGCAAATGTTAAACACTATAGGCGTGCAAGCAGACTCTACAGCGTTAGAATATCTATTTAAGCAAGGAAAAAACCCTGCAATAGAAGCTAATAGCTTGATGTCTGACCTTAAATATATATTTTTAGGTAGTACAAAAAAAGGGTCATTAGGATTACAAAATCTTATTGATAATCACAATAAAACAAAAGAAGGTAGATCTTTTCCTTTACTAGAAGATGTAGAGGGTAATATAAATTCTGTAATGTTTGATGAAAAAGCTATTAAACCTTTTTCTACAGCACAAGGAATTTATGATGCAGATTTATTAGAAACTACTGTACTTGGGCCAGGAGCTACATTGTATTGGAAATACGGTATGTATTCTTATTTACATACAGCAGTACTACGGATCCAAAAAGGAGATAAATCCTACGTAGAGCAATTAAAAAAATTACCCTACACAGAAACATCTGTATGGGTAAATTGGTTATTAGAAAATGAAGACAACGCTTTTGCAATAAAGCAGTTTCTTCATATGGTGAATACTTCTACAAAATCTGAAGGTAAAAAGAATACGTATCTTACAGGAGCTGATGCATTAATTAATAATATGACTAGAATACTAAATGGGCAGTACACAACTGTTTCTACAGGTACATCTAGTACGCAACATTATTTACAAGGGCCTGAAAACTTAGATTCTGGTGTAGAATATTTAAATGGAGATATTACTTTTAGTAATAATAAAGTTGTGTTTACATTTCAAAATTATATAAAAGCAGATATAGAATCCCAAAGACAAGCTTGGGATCATGTGTTTGGTAAAAATAAGTTACCTGAAGATCAATTGCTTTTAAATTACCACTATAAATTAGATAAAGAAGGGGTGAAACAATTTATTGACCCTAAAACTAAATTACCTACAGGTAATGTGTTTAAGGGAGATACTATGATGTTTCCTGACTTAGCATACGGTAAACCTATAGCAAAAAAATTAAAACTTTATCATACAACTGCATCAGATACAGAGTATACTCGAAACTTACCTATGCATTTAACAGATGAGATTCTTAATTCTGAAGAAATAAAAAGCATGATAAAAACAGCTTTTATATCAGAGTTTAAGAAAAGTTTAGAGCTAGCTAAGAAATATGATGTATACTTTGAAAATAAAGAAGGTGTATTGTACAGTAAAGCAATTGATGCTACTCTAATAAATTCTTTTAAAACTAGAAGAGGTAAAGACAACAACACTCTTAAGTCTCAAATATCTGCAAGAGCTTTTGGGGATTACGTATTTAATAGTATAATATCTGCAAGAGAGTCTATGGGAATGTTTGTAGGGCACCCTGCAATGTATAAATCTATAGAAGATGTACCTAAACGTTCAGGACACTTTACTACACCTACACAAAGATTTAGAATATATGAGCATAAAGGTAAATGGGCTATAAATCCTAAATACTATCATGCAACTGTAGATGATATAATGAGTCCTGGAGAGTTTTTTACAGATCCTAAGTGGAAAAAAGCGTTGGGAAAAAGTATATCAGATATGTTTGAAGAAGTAGATCTTACTGATGGTACTACTTGGATAACTCCAGAATTATTTAAACAAAGAGAACGTGGTTTAGGTAGATGGCCTGATAGTAAAGAAAAAGCTTTTGAGCGTATTATGCGTGGAAAAGCTAAAAAAGATGATTACAAAAAAGTTAATTTTACACCACAAAAATTTACAGTTAGAGGAACACAAGTTTCAGGGCAATATAATGTGCCTAGAATAGAAAAAACTGCATATGTAGTGCTTTGGCCTGATTTAGTAGAAACAACACCACTGAAAAACCTATATGATAAAATGGTGGCGTTTGAAAAGGAAAACTCTACAGATAAAGGTGTTATTGGTGTGCAAGTAGCTGTAATAAGTGCAGTTAAAGCTGGAGCTAAAAGTATCACTAAAATAGATACAAATGGTGTAATAAACGATAATTTTGAATTAGATTTCTCTTTAGAAAATCACGAAATGATGGGGTTAGCGCAAGAGCTTCCTTCTAAAGGGTTTACTTCTACAATTGTAGGTTCTCAGCCTAAACAAATTATATTATCTAATATAGATTTAGATGCAGCTTATCCTGGGTACACTAGCGGCGCAGAGTTACTAAAAGATTATTATACTAATGAATCTATAATAGCAAACAAAGGAAAAGAAAAATTTGCACAAGCTCACGGAATTAATCCTAGCTTTTTAAATCCTGGAGTAAATGACCCTGCTAAGCTGCATGCAAAGTTAATGGAGCGCTACTTAGATACAGAAGATGATAATATGATAAAAGGATTGGAAGACGGTACTATACCTTTAGATGCTATGTTCCAAGACAGAAGAGGATTACAAAGCGCACTAACAAATGGCCTTAGTAGAAAATCTATATTATATAAAGCATTAGGAGGACAATTTGTTCAGATAGCTGGATTTGGATTAGGGCAAGACTCTGCTAGGTACTCTGAGTTAAAAAAGAGTGAGAAAAACAGAATCAGGTGGATGATAGATGCAAAAAATCTAAAAGCTCCACAATTAGATTTAGAAAATAAAAAGATAATACCTGGTCAAATACTGTTACCGTATGAGTTTATAGAAAAGATCAAACCAAAAGACGGTAGATCAGTGGAGCAACTTAGTGATACAGAGTTAAAACAATTAGTAGATAAAGATGCACTACGTCTTTTAGGGTATCGTATACCAAACCAATCTATAGCTTCTATCTTTTCTATGGAGATAGCAGGTGTGCTACCAAAAGGATCAGGGGATTCTATAGTAGTATTTGATGGTATGACTACACTAACAGGTAGTGACTTTGATATTGATAAGATATTTTTACTAGTACCTCATTTAGAATTTATAGACGGTAAACTAAGAAGAGTTGAGTTAGATTCTTCTGACTCTATGGAGGCATTTGAAAATGAAAGAATAAGAATATGGGAATCTATACTGCAAAACGCAGAAAAAAGTAATGAATTATTGTTTCCTACAGATACAGGCTTCTTAAAGGATGACGCTAATGATGTATATAACATGGCGTTTGAAGGAAGTGATGAAAAGATTATGACTAATCTTAAATTCTTTGGACCTGTATACCAAGATTCGTTAAAAACTAGATTTTTAATGGGTAAAAAAATGGTAGGTTCTGTAGCAAACAACATTGTAGATCATATACCTTCCTCGTTAGCAGGGCTACAGTTAACAGAGTATATAGGTTATGGGCATAAAGGTATGGGAAAAGATGCTGCAGTTTACACTGACTTGTCTAGAAACGACGTTATAGGTAGTGATATGCTTATAACTCAAATTATATCTGCGTATATGAATGCAAACGTGGATATTGAAAAAGACCCATACATATCTTATGTAAACTTTAACACTCACACTGTAAACGTAGCATTTTTGTTATTACGTTCAGGTGTAAACTACAAATGGGTAAATAGATTCTTAGCACAACCTGTAATTAGAGAGTATGTAGACAATCTATTCTCTTTAGATAGTGAAGCTCTTTCAGATGTACAATTAACTAAAAGTGCAATACAGAAAAAAGCAGTTAATAAAACTAAAAAAGATTTCTTCCCTAAAACACGTAAAGTAGAAGAGGTAGTAGAAGAGTCTGAAATAGAGATTGATGAGATAGCAGCTTTAGATGAAGAAGTGTTAGAAGCAGAAGAAGAGGAAGTGGTTGTAGAAGAAGACAACATTGCACAAGAACTTACTGTACCAGTATTAGAAGATTTGCTAAGATTTGGAGACACTAATGAAAATTATTTTGAAATGCAAAAGTTTATTCTTGATGAATTTTTAAGATTAAACGAGCACGGAGACTCAGTGTTAGAGCAAATGTTAGGGTCTAGACTTATATCTACAGGTTTAGGTAGAAATCTAACAGAAGTTAGAATGAGGAAGGAGAAAAAAGAATCTTTAGAAAAAGATCCTAGATTTATAAACTTTGGAAGCAAATACCAAAACAATACTGCAGACGGACTAACTTTAATGGGAGTAGCGCATCAGTATATAGATTACATCTTAGAAACTTTTGAAGATACATTTTTATCTGAGTCTGAGTTTATGGTAGAAGGGTTACATAAATTATTAGATGTAACTCTTATGTCAGATAACATACTAAATAGACAAAAGCTTGTAGATACTATGTATACATATTTGTACTCAGGGTTTCAAATAGCAAGTACAGAAGAGTTTGGGATGCAAAATTTATTATTTTCTAAGTCTCAAGCAGATTCGTTTGTAGTAGAGTTTAGGGAAATGCAAAAAAGCAATCCTGACAGTATATTATTAAACAAACTACTAACTAGTAAAATAAATTCTTTTGGACAAAATGAATTACCTAGTTATGTAAAATCTAGAGGCTTAAAAGGTGTGCCTTCTGAGATAAAAAACTTAGCTGTTCAAGAATGGGAAGATTTATATATAGACCCAAAAACAAGAAAATTTGCAATAAAATTAGTTAATATGGCGTTTTTTGTGTCTGGATTTAACAATAACATGAATTCTTTCCATACCTACATACCGATGACTTGGGTAAAAAACAGTGGGTTTTCGGATTATGTAAAGCATAATTTAGAAGACTTAAGTTTGTTGTCTATAGATGATATGGTAGACCAAATTTTAAGACATAACACTGAAAATCCTAGAATGGTTACAGATCTTGGTACAAAACCTAAAAAAGTACAAAAAGGAATTAAAAATAGTGGGTTTAAAGATTCTAAAAATAAATATGTACCGTTTAAAAGAGAGCTTAGTATAACTCTTACTGGTAAAGCCAGAGAAGCTGTAAAAAGAAAAAAAGCAAATGGTAAAACTATATACGCACCTATTATAAAAAGTAATGTTCTAGGAGAGTTAACTACGCAGATTATGGGGTATAGAGCAGATGGAACACCTATTTATACAAAAACTCGTGCTGTAAGAAGTTTAACTTATAAACTTATAGGATTACAATACACAACAGTAAATGGGAAGCCGAGTAAAAATCCTGTATACGAAGTTATATCTCCTTTAGGTTTTAAAGACTCTAAAGGGAATACTATAAATGAGTATAGATATGATCCTGAAGGATATACAGAAAAACAAACAAATTATAGTATCTTTGAGCAAAATGATCCTAAAATAGAATTAAAACAATTCCAGCTAGCAAGTTATAGAGAGTTTAGACAAAGCTTAAAAGAGTTGGTAGTTAAGGTAGATAAAAAACCTACAAATAATAACCCTGAAAGAGATATTTGTTAATTATGGCATGTAAATTAAAAATAGACCTAGACAATAACCCTAGATTTAAAGACAATTCAGAGGCTGTATTTGACTTTGTACATTCGCCTCAGTTTATAGACCTGTTTGGCGACTGGTTATCTCTTGCAAACGTAGGAATAACATCTGAAGAAGATCCTAGAGTTGATGAGTTTGGTTATCCTACTATTGAGTCTGTTATAGACATTATTGATAGCAACGAAATTAAAATAGAAATACAGCAAGAATCTACATTACTCTTAGGAACTGAGTATGAAGAAGCTAACAGAGATAAAATAATAACTGACCTTATAAAAAGAGTTAAGTCTCGTATAAAAAACTTACGTACTGCTAAGAAAATACAAATGTATGGTGCCGAGGAGTTAGAGTCTAGGATACAAAATGCTACATCTATAGAAGAAGCACGTAAAATACGTATAGATTACATGCGGTCTAAGTACGTAACAGATCTAGAAGCGTTAGCTGCGCAATTAGAAAAATTTAATGATAAGGTTGCGTTAAAAGGATATTTAAAAACTGTAGAGTTGTTATTAAAAAATGCAAAACAAGTTTTAAATATACAAGGAGCTTTAGATATAGCTACAATATATGAATACGACCAAAGACTTAAATTTATAAATACTGTTGATGAAGTTATAGAGCTTGTATCAAAAGAAAGAGAATTAAATTTATACATAACACAAGACAATACAGGAGGTACTGCAGTAGATTACAATAAAATACTTTCTGAAAAAGCTTCTATACAGTCTCAGTTTAACTTTAAAGCAAGACAAGCTATTGCAAACAAGTGGGGATCTGTTCCTGGTAAAATGACTGCAGTATATTATAGAAAATACTCAGACTCATTTTCTGATTCAAAAAAAGGTGGTATTCCTTATACGCAGTGGAGAAAAGCAAGAGCATTAAAAGATAATACAAAAAGCAGAAAAAGATATAGTGAAGAGCGAGGTGTTTTTGTTGCAGAGCAAATGGAGCGTAATGCTGATGTAATCAAGCAGGCAGAAATAGATAATTTTATGCGTATTTTAAAAGAAAATCCTAAAGATTTGTCTGGGTTCGCGCATTACATGCTAGATGCTCGTAATATGGGGGATGATGTAATATCTCTAGCTGCAGAAATACTAGATAAAAAAGATTATCTAACAATGCGTAAAACTATAGAAAAGTTTACGGAGCTTGAAAAATTGTGGAAACAATATATTAAAGGGAAAAGTACTACAGACATGCGTAGTTTGTGGGGAGATATGATCGGTAGAGAAGAAAATGGTAAGCTTACAAAATTTTTAGTAGATGAAATAAAACCTGACTTCTGGACAGCGCGTACAAAGTTTTTAACTCCTATGCTAGACGCTCAAGATAAATACGGCCAAAACAGTTACCAATATATAGAAGCAAAAAAGTCATATATAGAATGGTATAACGACAATGTAGAGAGTAGAGATAAAGTTTCTGGTAAATACAATGTAAAGTCTCAATGGAAAGATCCTAGATTTAATTTCTTTGCAGACGAAACTAATAAAAATAAAATAGAGTATAAGATGTATTGGTTCTTTCGTGACATGATCACAGAAAGAGATGAGATGTACCCTAATAGAAGAGGATTAAAACTACCTGCAATACAAAAAACATTAATGGAAACTAGTTTTGAAGACGGTTTAATTGCTTCAATAAAAAGAATATATAAAGATAAGTTCACACTTACAGCAGATGATATTGATTACTATGAGAAAGGTGAAGACAATTCAGATGACATAAGTAAATGGGAGCAGGTAAAAGCTTTGATGTATACAAATTTAAATGAATACGGACAAGTGCAACAAAAAATACCTGTGTACTATAGACAGGACGATAAAGTGCCTTTAAATGAGCAATCTTATGATTTACCGTCTATACTTTTAATGGACTATTGGGGAGCTGTTAATTGGGAAGAAAGTTCTTACGTTCAAGCAGAGCTAGAAATTTTAAAACAAGTGGTGGGAACTAGTAAAGTAGGTAAATACCATTGGGGTAAAAAGAAAGCACAAAAAATAAAAGTAAAAGGAAAAGAAGAACTTTCTTTTGAAATGGAAGACGGTATGGCTTCTAATGTATACAAAAATCTTACATCTGTAATAGAAGATAGGTTGTACGGAGTTAAAAATGTAGGGTCAGGTAAAGCAAATAAAATAGCTAGTACTTTAATGTCTTGGACAACAGATACTATGCTTATATTTAACTATTACTCTGCAATAGCTTCTGTATTCCAATCTAAAACTATACAATCTATGCGCGCTATGAGCGGTATGTACTTTGATGTAGAGTACGGGATGAAAGAGTTAATAAATGCAGAGAAAAAATTTGCTTTAGATATGCCTAATATATTTGGTGATATAGGAGTAATTAGGCCTGGAGCAATAACTAATTTATTAGGAGAAAGATTTCAAGCAGAACAAGATTGGAATCCTGCAGCTAAGAAATTTATGGCAGCTACAAAGTTAAGCCAGTCTGCAGATAAAAGTACATTACACGGGTTTCACCAAATGGGAGAGCACTATGTACAACACTTATTAATGTATTCTTTTTTAAACGGAATAAAAGTACAAAATAGTAAAGGTGAATATATAAATAAAGATGGGAAAGTCGTAAAAGATAGGAATCAAGCAATGTCGTTTGATGAAGTTTACGAAGCTAAAGAAAAAGAATTAAAAGTAAGAGATGGAATAGATGTAGGCTCCTTAGTTTTTAATACAGGTAGAGTTATAAAAGTAAAAAATAATAATTTAGTTGACGCAGAGTTTAAAGTAACTAGACAGTTGTTTGAATTAAATTATTACATCAATGGTAACTATACAAGCAAAAACAATGCGCTAGCTCAAAGATATATAATAGGTAGGGCAGGGTTTTCTTTACGTAGATGGATGATTCCTGGAGGATTAGAAAAATACAGAGGTGCAAATAAAGTGTTTACACCTAGAGAAGACTTGCGGGCAGATGACTTAGATTTTAGTAGACAATCTGAAGAATTTCAATTTGGTTCGTTTACAGAAGGAATGAGATTCTTGAGTACAATACTAAAACAAGGAGAACTTTTAAAAGCAGAATTACGTGCAGACAGATGGAATAGTTTGTCTGAAAGAGAAAAAGGTGATCTGCGAAGAGCAACAATATATATTGTAGATATGCTTTTATCAGGAGTTAGTAGTTCTGTGCTGCTTGCAGCAGCTAAAGCTGCACCTAATGACGATGAAAAGAAATTAATTTTATATGGTGCATTTTTTGTTCGTAGAATATACTCAGAGTTATCTTTTTACATGAATCCTATAGAAATAGTAAGAATATTTAGAAGTCCTGCAGCATCTATAAGCATGCTTGAAAATGCAATTGAATTATTTATGAGATTCTTTTTTAAAGAAATACCAAGAATAGCTATGGGCCAAGGATTTGAATTATACACAAGAGGTAAAAGAAAAGGTTCAACTAAGATAGGTAAAGAACTGTATGATGTATTACCTGTATTAAGTCAGTTAGATAGAGATGTAGAAAACTCTCTTAAATTTTTAATGGGAAATAATAATTAATGAAACTAGGATTCGGGTTAACATGGGCAAAAGGAATAGTATTTGGTGTGCGCCACTTCCAACCAGAAGAGCATGCACCTTACTATGAGGTACAATTTTTTTTAGGATTAATACAAATTTTTATAATAATAGACAATGGCAACACTGACAATAACATTAACTGAAGCTGTTACAATGGGTGACGGTAGTACCGATAGAGGTACAACAAATGTGCAGAGCGTAGATGTAAATGAGGTATCTCATAGAATTATGGATGTACCTGCAACTTATACAGAAATAATTAAATTTGGAGCAGCTGCATCAGCAGGAACGTTTAAAGACGGTTCTGTAAAATATTTACGTATTACAAATTTAGATAGTAGTGCAGATATTGAACTTAAAATAAAAATGACAGATTCACAATACTTTGTAAAAGTAAATCCTGAAGATCATTTTTTATTAGGTAATAGTGTAATGGATGCTATGGAAGATGGAGACACATCTCTTGGTACAGCACCTACTTTTGCTGCAATAGATAGTATATCTGCTAAATCTAGTAGTGGTGTTATACAGATAGAGTTATTTGTAGCTTGTAAAGATTAATAAAGAAAAAAAAAGGGGGAAAAAGCACAAAGCCTTCTCCCCCTATTAATTTCTCACAAAGACAACAACAAGTAACAACAACACAAAACTTTGTGAGAATTAATTACTTTATTGAAGTATTGAGTCAGCAACAGCTCTACGCTCTGCTAATTCTTTTTCAATTTCATTTATTACATCTCGCTTAGACTCTTCATAATTTACTATATCGTCTTCCATAGTAGCATGGTCAAACGAAGCATAATCAGATTCTAAATAGATGGCATCATTCTCGCCGTTAGTAATAGCAATAGGATAATACTCACAAGTACGCATCTTAGTATTGTTATAGTCAGTAGGAACTGCTACAACATTACGAGGACTTACTAGTACTTCTAGTATTACACCCCCACTATAACCAAAGTCATGTACATACTCCATAGAACCTACATGTAAACCTGCAGAGCAAGTTACTTCAGGATCAGAGTCACACTCTTCTCTTGGCATTGTAATAGGCTCACCAACTTTAACTGTCATACCATGTGCACCTGAGTGATACGGTTTGAAAGTCATAGACTGGTTAAGAGTTTCTTCAATACGCTCACCTGTGTTTTCATCGTAGCGAATGCTTACAACTTCTTCACCTGTTTCTGCGTCATATTTACGAGCAACTTTCACTGCTTTGTAAGCTAAGAAATAACCCTTATCAGTTATTGGATGGCCATTGTGTTCTAAGAAGCCAAACAACTGCTGTCTAACGCCTTTATCAGGATTAAGCAGTGTGTTCTTCCAGAAGTTAACTAGAGCTTCTACATTCAAACCTTTGTCGATATACTCTAAAAGCTTTTTAGCAAGAAACTCAGGTATTGGGTCACTTGTACCTTTAAGATACATAGCAGAGTTCCCATCAAATTCAAACCGACCATCGGAATTAAATTCAATTTTCTTTGCAGGATTGCAAAGTTCTTCTATCTTTGTAACAATATCTTCCCTCTCAGTTAGAATATTACACGAATTGTATTGCTTTACGAGAGCAATAACTAGTTCAGCATCAGGAGAATCCTTTCGGATTCTCTTGTGCTTTCCATCAATAATTACTGTAACGTCGTTTGGCGTTACTTTAGCTACTAAGTAATTCATCTTTTTGATTTTTAGCTGTTAATGTTAATTTAATTTGTTGATTGTCAGGCATTTTGCCCTTTAAAGATAAGAAATCTTCAATTGATTTCCTAGAGTTTGAGCTAAACTCTACATAGTTTAAAAGATCTAAACCTTGCGAGTATTCCACCACTTCTTCTAGCTTATCTATTAGTTCCATGTCGTATCTAACAGTGTCTGGAATATCTAGTTTCATGATTTCTTCTACAACAGGCTGTATATCATCTTCACAACGCCAACATCCGTTGGTATTGCTTTTATAAAAGTTATTTAGACTATAAAATTTATTATTTAAATCTTTGTCATAAAGTTCAAAATAACGTAAAAATCTAATTTTTTCTATAAATTTACCAATATATTGCGCAGTAGCAAATCTCTGCAAGTGTGTAGAATCTTTCATAAACTCATATGCTGTTATAAATCCATCAAGGTTTGCAAATTGCTTTGCAACATCTTTAGATACTTTTAATACTCTGTAATCTGACTGAAATTTGTATACATAATTGTAGCTGCTTTCATAAAAAGCTCTACTACTACCTAAAACTTTGACAACTTTCTCAAGCTCATCAAGATCCTTTGTTTCAGCATAAACTACAGCTTTAAGTTTAGGATCTCCTTCTTCAGGGTGCAACATTGCCTGCAAATCTGAAATCTTATACTCTTGATTAGTGTACTTAATTTTAGTTTCATAACCATCAGCTCTAAACTCAGCATTACGAGCAAATACTTGCTTGTTTACTTTACGACGAGTCTTGTTATCAACTACATCACCAAAGTGTTCGTCAAGATTTGCTTCTTCTACATCATCATACGATAACATGCATTTAGACTGCCCTAAAACTCTAGTTACAGTATTAAATGTAGCTCTTTTTGAAAGTGCAGAACGGTTATCAAGCAAAGTGTGAGTTTTAGAATCAAGTTTAGCACCTATCTTATGTAGATCTGCTTTAAATGCTACAAAAGATGTTTCTTCTCTAGAATTTATAATAGTATAACTTTTAAGTTTACTAAAATTAGCTTGAACATAATACATGTGCTCTACATCTTGCAATGCTTGAAATAAATCAGACCAGTTAAACAACTCCTTAGTGTATATAGTCTCACCGCCTATAGCAGAAGAGTTACTAGATACTTTGCATTGATATACAGATATACCATCAAATAATTGATGAAATGCTTTATTATCTGTTGCTAGATTACTAGGTGAAAGTTGTGGGTTAGGTTTAAACTCTACATCATAAGCTGATAATTGAGCCATACTAGCTTTTATAGCTGATGGATCAGTGCTTGTAATAGAACGGTATCTATTACCACTATAGCCTATATTAGATATAGCAAGTAAATATTCAATATAGTCTGTAATACCAGAATACTTAGCTGATAAGTCTTTCTTAAACTGATTCTTTACATTGTCAAGAGCTGCTTTAATAAGATCAATAGTTTTAGGAGTGTATCGTATCTCTTCTCGAGAAGGTACAAGATCAAGCACACCAATATTAAACTTAAAAGCTACACTACCTCTATAATCATATTCTGATATACCTTTAAGCATATCCCAATTAATAGGGTATTTAACTCTACCTACAAGAAGACACGGCTCTGAACCATCACTAGTAATAGCATACGATTCTGTTTCTTCTAGTACTCTAGATGAGTCGCCGTTAGAACCAACATATTTACTGTAGTAGTTTTTTATGTTACCTAAACCTTCTTCAACATTTTTAAATACAATGTTATCAAAGTACGCAAGTTGATTATTAATAGCTTCTCTAAAATCAGAGGCATCATACCTATTCTTAAGAGGAACAATAATACTAGTACCATTCTGTTGATCTGTAGCTGCTTGGTACACCTGATCCATATGCGGAACATTATCGTTGTTACGATAAATCATATAATATGTTTCAGTACCATTACATCTACTAGATACATAGAAAGTATCTGCATATGACAGCGGTGACTTTGCACCGAGGCCGAATCCACCGATCTCATAGTTATTGTTTCTCTTAGTTGATGCACCGAATGTAGTAAATACATCTTGTACACGTGTCTGAGAGAGACCGCAACCGTTATCGTGGAATATCATACACTCATCCACGCCTAGGATAGTGTTCTTCGTAACGTATTCGATACAAACCGTTTGCTTAGTAGACCAGAAAGATTTATTATCCTCTGCTTCCATTGGAATCTTACCCTCTAACTTAAGGTTCCGCTCACGATTTGCATCTATACAGTTTGAAGTGATCTCACGGACAATCGAACCAATAGGGTCCGAGTATAAATTAATCAGGCTATCCATAATGATAGCCTGTGATCCGTCCGTTATTTTAAACTTGTGTTGTTTCTGCACGCCAATTACTTCATCGACGTGGTGTTGTTGTTGTAGTTTCATTTAGTCAAATGGTTTTTCAGGAGGAATTAAAGCATCTTTTATTTTCATCTTTTCTGTATAGATTTCTATTTCTAAATCTGGTACAGAAGATAACTCAGAGTTGTCAGGAAGAGAAATGTTTAATCTATCTTCTATATCTAATCTTAAATCAGGATGTTTAAAAAGAACTTTACCTACCTTGTGATTTTCGTCAATAATTTTATGAAATTTAAATATTAATAGTTTATACGCATGAGATAATTCAGAATACCTACCTTCTTTAAAGAGATCATAATCTTTTTGATATTCTTTAGGAACATCAAATATAAATATGACATGATACTTGTCTGGGTCATATTTTGCTTTAAAAGGAATAGTATTTTCTAAATAGTCTTCATATTCTATAAACTTTACATCTCCCCTATACCTATATAACAAAAAAATATGATTATTATAAGCAGGAAACTCGTCAGAACCTATAAAGGCGTTAACAAGATTCTGCTTTATAATATCTATTTTTGTACTAAGCATTGGAAGTATGTATGTGTAGCTTTTGTTAAGCATTTGTTTCGGCACAACATCTATCTTCCCCATCTAAACAATATTTTAATAACTTACTACAGCTTCATAGCCTTGCTTTATACTAAAGTTGTTTCCTTCTTTGTAATGCTTATACTCACTCAACAAACATTTGATTTCGTTTGCACCTTCTTCTAACCATTCAGAAGGTAGTTTGTATACTGCAACATCGTAAGTACCTTTAGTGTCAACTGCAATAATAAAAGATTCTACTGTGTAGTCTGGGTATTCTGCTATAACTGCATTAGTATAAAATGCAAGCTGTCTGTAATAAGAATATTGTAAACAAGAATACATAAATCCTGTAACATGCCAATCTCTCATTAAGCTAATACCTGTTTTGTCTTTTACAGGAATGCATTCACCATAAACTTGAGAGCTGGTAGTTTTAAGATCTACAATTGTCACAGTTTTATTGTTATGGTCTACAATAATTCTGTCTAATTTAGATTTACATTCTACATCTTCTTGAGTAAAATATATTTCTTTCTCGTTAAAACCTTCTACATTTTCTTCAGTTTCTGAAAATAATAATTTATTAGAAACTGCATGTTCTCGTAAAGATGTAAGACATCCTTCAATTACTTGCTTGTCTTTAGCTCCTAACGCAATTTTACCATCAGCTTTTTTAAGAAATTCATAGTAAGCAACATTTTCTTCTTTTTTCTTAAAACTTTTAAGAATAGTTTCTGGTTTAGAGTGAGAAGGTTTGTACTGAGCATGCGCATACGCCATTTCAGCAATTTTATCTTCTTCCATACCAGATTTCTCTAACTCATAATAAGCCTGAATATACTCTCCCATTTTACCTTTTACAGGCTCTACATCGGCTATAATAAATTCATCAGGCTCTAATGTAAACTTATGAATAAGAGTACCAAGCTCCATAGCTGCACTTTTAGTTTGCATTTCTCTTTGCTTACGCATAACAAATTGTCTTGGAGAAATTTTTAAAGTACCTAAATCACTATTTGATATAGATTCTTTAGCGTAATAGTTTTGTTCTGACATTTTCGTCTTCAGTTTTAATTAATAATTCCATGTATTCATTGTACAGCTCCTGTCGCTGCTTGTGTGCGTGAATCTTAGCATTAGCTACTACTCTGTCGCCTTCATCAGCCATATGATTAACATACAATTCAGGATCATCTAAAGCACTCTCAAGATAATATCTTACAACATTATCTCTACCATGTTCTATGGCATTTGTTAATAGTCTAATATCCATGAAGTATCTAAGATAATTAAAGCAATTAAGCTTAAATTCTTCTGTATATTTAATTTTAATTTTAGACATAATTAAGATTTTAATACATTAATATAAACTCCTGGGTTGTCTTTATCATACTCGTATTCTAAAAATACTGGAATCATCTCATCCGCGTTGTCGTCACTAATCCACCCATATTTTACCATTTCATCTTGTATAGTCTGCGCAGGATTGATGTAATCAAACTTGTGCCTACTTTTACGTATAAATTTAAATGATATTCTATAAGGTTTTTTGTTTTGTGAGTCTTTACCTTTTAATAATTTTAGAAAGTCTTTTTTATTCTCAACCCAAAATTTCTTACTCGTTTTATAATATCTAGCAGTTTGCTTTGATACTATAAAGTATCTCCCTGTCCATCTTCTCCCATTCTTGCTTGATGGGACGTTCCCTGGTATAAATATTCCTCTTGGCATACATATTCTATTAGTTCGGCCGCACCCCTAACTCCATTAAGAGCTATAAAGTCCGAAAAATCTTTTGATTTGTAGTCAAAGGTATTAAATTTTCCATTAGTGAAAAATAACGGTATAAATCCATACAGTTTCCTATGTCTATTAGCAAAAGATATTCCAGTGCGATCAAAGTCATATAATATGTATATTCTTGCAAATCTGTCAGTTAAGTCCTTAACAACATCTGCAGGAATGACACAACTTTCTGACGAAGGTGCCACAGAGGGTATTCCAAATACATCCAAACACATAACATCTTTTAATGATTTAGTAATAACTAACGTGTCCCCCCGAAGTGGAAGTTGGCTCAACCCTTGTAGATCAGACACGCTAGTATTACTTAACCATTTAAATTTACTATATGGTTGATATATTTTCATTTTTCCATTAGGGAAATGATAAGCATAAATAGGATTATAACGATTACTGCTAACAATAAGGTTATCATTAACCCACACATTAGCGGCAGCTCGTACATTATATTTACTAAGTATCTTACAACATATTCCATATTTAGACCAAAAAGTTTTATCCTCTTGGGTATTCCAGGGACGTGATTTAATTTGTATTGTAGTAGTAGATGGTTTTAAGTTTTCATACTCTTTTATGTGCTCACCTACATATTGTTTAGTAGGTGTTGTAAAAGATTTAGTAGAAATACCAAGCTGAAAGTCATTGTCTATCAACCTGTAAGTATCAAATCTTTTTAAGCCAAACAGTTTAGTGAGAAAAGTGAAACAATCGCCTGACTCACCCGTACTGAAATCTTTAAAGAAATACTTACCGCTACTATGTTTGAAAACTGTAAAAGACGGAGATCTGTCTTTACGTAAAGGAGAGCACATAGCTCTCCCATACTTAAAATCTTTGCCTATGTAGTACGAAAAGATGTCTAGAGAGTTAATTCTCCCTAGAATCTCTTCATCACTAAGTTCTACTACTCGGCTACCGTACATTAGAACGGCATATCAGATCCTCCTGTTGCTAATACTGTTGTAGGGTTTCCTACTGGAGCATCTGGCTCAGGCTTAACAAGTTTCTTCTTGTTCCACTCTGAGATATAGATGTTAGTGCTAGTTGCAGCTATCTCCATAGGCTCGATAAAGTTAGGGTATTTAGGAAGAGATACATACTTACCTTTGTAGATAAATAGCATTCTAAACTTTCTACCTGCATACTTCTTACCAAACAAAGCAATAACTTTATTACCATACTCTGCAAATGTTGTTACATTGTCTATAACAAAATCTGCTTCAGGCATAAACTTAGTAGCAATATGCTTTACACGACGAGATACATCAGTTGCTTGCTTTTCTACATCACCATAATCTGGGTTAGCAGGAAATTCTGCATGCTTCACTGATGCACCATTAGATTGCTTAAACTCAAAGTCAAGTCTTCCGCCTTGATCCATGTTAAGCGTTACATTTACTAATTCACAATTCTCTTGAATACCTACTGCTGGCATTACTCCACCAGTACTGTTACTTTCTACGTTACTTCCGTACATTTTTTCTCTCTTTTAGAAATTAATTAATTGTTATACTCTTCGATAGCCTCTGCTACCAAGTTTAAATCGTTTGGAATTTTAACAGACCCAAACATGTCTTTAGGAGCTTTACCTGTGTTAGCACCATCATTCTGTGTTATGAATGAATAGTCCATACCTGTCTCGCTCTTAGTAACGTCTGTATACAATACAATAGTAAACATACCCTCTAGAGTAACTACATTGTCCATCATTTTACCGATAGTCTTTGCCTTAGTAACTTTGTTACCGTGGGAATCGAATGTAACTTCTGAGTGCATCATAAATACTACAAGCAAATCGTCACGCATAGATTTAACTGCATTGATTATCGACCAAGCGTTCTGAGCAATCTCAGTAAACTTTTTGAAACCAGTTTCGTTAGCTCTACGCATATACTCGTTAGCCATAGTGTATTGATAGTCATCAATAACAATTGTCTTTATTTCAGGACGTTTGTCATTAATGTAATTCAAACATTTGAGAATCTCGTGTGGGACATCACTAGAGTGAAATCTACCGTCAGGATTATCTTTGTTGAATGTAGGGTATTTAGTCTTCCATCCTTTGAATGGTAACGCCTTACGAGCTACGTTAACAATGAATGTGGACTCAGGGTTTAGGTTTTCAATTGAAGTGGATTTCCCTGTACCACTTGCGCCAACTATTAATAGTTCTTGTGCCATTTAAAATAAATTTATTTCGGTTTTTACTTTTTCTTGTTCTGCGTGTCTTGCATTCCATTTGGTACCTCTAAGCTCAGGATGTTTTTCTTGTAATTTACGTCGACAACGTCCTACCCCCTCGAAAGACGGGTATTGTTTGCTGTGTAAACCTTTTAGAAAATCTCTAGTGCTTAGAGTTGTTATATCAATATTGTAAGCCAATAAGATAAAACCATATAGAACGTAATCGCAGTCTCTAGCTTTAGCCTTGTTGAGTAGTATTGCTGACACTCTCTTCTCGTACTTTTTGACTTTCATTGCCTGAATAGTTTGGTGGTTTAGCATCTAATATTTGATTATGCGCCAAATCATTCTCCATAAGTGCAATGCAAGGCTCGCCCTCCCTGACCTTCAAGTAATGCCAAAATATAGCATTAGTTGTAGGCCATCTCTTTGGGCCATATGCCCTAATACCAAGCATCTCTGGGCGGTGTGTTACCACTACAATGTCAGAATACATATAACATGCATCTGCACCAAAGATGTCTTGCTTCTTAGGGTAATGTAAATCAGGGTTTTGGATACGCTCTGAATTCTCTATGTTACGGTTCATTTGAGATATTAGAATAAATGATACTCTAATAACTTTCTTTAATCCATTAAACATAGCCATCAAATCATAGAGAAGATCTCTATCTTGTGCACCTCCAACCTTCTTTACAAGAAGAGTATGATCTAACATAATTATAACAGGTTTGTCTTTCTCTTTAGAAAACTTTAATATAGTTGCTTCTAGAGCTTTAACACTACCTGGTATATCTACGTAGTTTATATCATACTTATTTAACTTGCGTGCTTCTTGTACTGCGTTCATATAGTAATTGTCATTTAACTTAAAGTTTTCTGACGCACTATATAGTTGCTGTGTAGTAAGTTTCATCTTATTACTAAGTTTACGGCCAATTAGCCGAGAAGAAAGCATCTCAAAGTTAAATGAGAGTATTGCAAAGTCATCCTTTTCGTTAAGATCTTTCAATCCTGTCTCAAGTTGACCTAGCACTGCGGTTTTACCGCTACCAGACATACCAGCAATAGTTGTGATAGTCTGCCATTCGATACCGCCCATAGAAATGTTGTTAAACTTTTTCCAAGGTGTAGCAAGAGATTTAATTTCACCTTTACGTCTACCATCTATGTAGCGTAATGCTGCACTAGATGCTTCTGATATGTGACGCCACGGTAATGGCTTTTGTTCTTCACTCATATTAAATCTCCTCCATAGTTTTGTTCGTCTTTAGGTGCTTCAGGTTCAATGCCTTCATACATAGTCCAAGCTTCTTGGTTTAAATATGATGACATCATCTTCCACGGCGGACGAAAATCATTAGTGTAACTTGCTTGCTTCCTATCTTCATGTTCTGCTGCAATAGCTTTGATTATAGTCTCATGCAAGTCTGGTTTTCTCTCTATCAATGCTATGTATTTAAGCTTATTACGCTTCATGTCATTGTGGAGAGGCCTACCTCTATCTTTTCTAGGATAGGCAATTGCAAATTGATTCCAACAATCTTCGCAACCTCGTACTTTAAACAAATCCAACGCTTTTTGACGGAGTGTAAGTGACTCATCGGGCATTATTTTCACAAAGCCTCGTGTCTGTAGTTTTTCTCTGTCAACGGGTAAAATTTCTAAGTACTTTTGAACTTGTTTGTCTCCTTCACTTTTAAGAAGCATATAAACAAATTCGCTAGGTGTGAGATGATTGCCTTTCAACTTGGTTAAGTTCAAAGATACTTTCATCGCAATTTAAATATTTATCGAGTTCCTCTTCAGTTAAGATCACCAAACTTTCATCTGGTAAACATTTTAATCCATCTTCACATTGTATACAATTACTCATAACATTTTAAATTACCGTGACTGTCTCTACGATGTGCTAGAAGGAGGTTTAAAGATACGTCATTTTCTTGTATTGTACAATCAAATTCTACCTTTATAATGTCTGCTATACTCTTGGGAGTCAGCAACATAATGTCCTCATAATAGAATTTTAACATTTGTATTAAATGCCAAATTTCATTAAAATTTAAATCTTTTCCTTTGTAGGGACTGTTTTTCATATTACATTATATTTCAATATATCCTTCCATTTCAGCCATTTGCTTGTTAAAATGCTTCTTATAGTCATTTAGAATATATTCTTCTGTAAATGTATGTAATTTAGTGTAGTTTTCCAAAGCATTTGATGGGTGTGAAGTTTTAAGAGCTTCAGTACACGCATTGTAAGCAGACCATAGGTTTCTAGCTTTAAACACTTCAGACTCAAACCACTCTTTAGTAGCTGTTTTAAGTTGCGAACCATTTAAAATGTTCTCGTTTACAAACAATTGACCAAAGTAATCACCTACTTGTTTGTTGTCAAGAGGTATGTCATGCATATAACTAGCATCTTCTTGAGCTTTGTTGTGCAGTTTATCAGTTTGTGTAAACAATTCTGCAATCAATGCATCCATATCACTCTCAATATTCTGAGTGTGCTTACGTAATTTTACAATATCACCTACAAACATTAAGTTAGAACACACGTAAATTTGTGAGCCTGCACATAAGCCTATTGGTAATGTTTTATCATACGAATTACGAAATCCTATGGATATATCAGAGTTTTTATCACTGCTTGGAAATACCATAGAGCCAAACATCTGTTGTCCTCTGTGATTTACTTCTAGCTTTTGTGAAATAGGCTCTCTACCATACTTAAGCATTCCTGCTTTCTTTACTTTTGTTACTAACTCTTGGTGACTCACTGGTATGTAAGTCTCAGTACGTTCAGGTACTGCTATCATACTAAGATCATCGAAATTTACTAACTTTGCCATTGCTTCCGTCGTTTTTAGGGTATTTATAAGTTTTCATAACACTCGGTGTGTTATACGTTTTAGGGTATCCAAACCCAAATATTAATTCAAAACTGCTTTTAGTTACAAAACCTGGTTTATTATTAGCTGCTACTTGTTTAGCATGCCTTTCTTTCCAGTATTCAGTTTCTCTTCCTTTAGAAAGAAATGATTTCTTATCAATAGGAATGTAGTCGTGGTATCCTTTTTTCAAAATATGTATCTGATTTTATTCCAAGGTATAACTCTTTCGTGCAAAGCCTTAAATGCATCTATATACAATGGCTTCAAATGTTTAGCATACCTTATGTTAGTTCCACCATACTGCGAGATTTTCTCTTCCTGTATTGCAGGATTCCATAGGTGTAGTTCTGTTTCAGGGTGTTTCTTCAGATTCTCTTCATGTTTCTTTTCGTTGTGTGTTAAAAATATTACTTCTGCATGTACTTGATCTTTATAATCAACATAATCGTTCATCATATCAAACAAATATTCATAATCCTCTAGCCAATCATCTTCTACAATGACAGGACTAAAGTTTACATGGACATCATACCCTGCATCTATAAATGCATCAATAGCTTTAATTCTATCAATGATTTTAGATGTGTTAGGCTCATGAATGTCAGACATGTGCTGTGGCATCAAACTAAATCTAATACGTATTTTACCTTGCGGATCAAAGTTAATTAGATTAGGGTTAACATATTTAGTAGCAAATGCACCCATCGCAACAGGATGAGTTCTAAAGAATTCAAAGATCCTTTCCCAATCATGATATTTAGCATGCAGTGCAAAGTCTTCGTTACAACTAATGTCGTAAGTAGTATAGTCTGCGTGCGTTTGATTAGGTTTATTTACAGGTGTAAAATATGCATGGTTATTTATTGCTGTAAGTATGTCGCCTGTGTTTGTAGATATTGATAGACCATCAGGTTTGTGTCGTTTCATGTAACAATATGAGCAATTGTATAAACAACCGTAGCCAAATGACGGAGATATGAAATCTGTGCTACGACCTGATGGTCTTATCAACATTGATTTACGCGTTACTTTCTGTAGTATCACGCAGCAATTGTTTTTTAATCTTTAGTACTTGTTCTGACGTTTCGTTTAGAAAGTCTGCTATTAGTTTTAGCTGACTTTCCATGGTTTCGTGTACCTTGTTGTGCTTTTCCAGTACTTCTACTATTTTGTTTATTTTTTCTTCCTGCGTTAGAGCCATTGTTTTTGTGTTTTTTTAAGTTATAAGCTGTTGCATTTATATGCACATCTTTAATTGATTTTGTTTTAATCATCATCCATACTAAGTACAGACCTATCAGGCATACTACACCTAATGCTATAATTTTAATCATAATTTAGTTTTTAGTTAATAATATAAAATAGGCGCCATGTGGTTTGGCAGTATCGCCTGGAATCACGGTCTTAAAAGAGGGTACTCAATTCTCTTACCTAATTTACACAGCTTGTAGTCTTATTGGTATTGTTGAGACATTACCACTAGCTATGTTTAAACTGTTATTTCTTCTACACTATCCACCCATTTTACAATTTGTCCTTCTTGTCGCTTGTTAAGCCACGAAACTTCTTGTGTGTTAGGAGCATAAAGATTAATAATAATTGCTGTTTTACCTGGCACATATCTTATGATACGTCCAGTACGTTGTATATTATCAAGTTTCTTAGAACTACCTGCAGCTACAATACCTAAAGAACAATCAGGTACGTCAAAACCTGCATTCAGAGCTTTAACACTACTGATTATACGTTGTTTTGTTCTACCATCTTTAAATTTCTTAAGTATTAACGCTTGCTCTTTCTTAGTACGTTTACTATGAAAACTTAAACATATATCTCCAAGCTCTTCCTGTACATCATCTGCAAATTTAGTTGATGCACTAAATAATAATGCCTTACGGTCATTAAATTTCTCTAGTAATTCTTTAATTACAGGTATTTTAGCTTGTGAGTTTTTACATATATCACCACGAGTACGCATAGAATTGTAGTATATAGCAGCCATTGCACGTTTATGAGGATCTGCGTCTTTATCATTTAAATAACGTTTAGCATTATTAAATGATTGCGAACCTCCAAAACCTATTTGACTTGCTGCATACCTAAACTTCTTATTAGCACTGTCGTAACTAGATTGCTCATCTTCTAACATAGGTACTGCAAGATTGTACACAAGATAATCGCTTACCCACCCATTTGTATGGCATTCCTCGATAGGAACTTCATCAATAACAGGTGCATATTCTAGCAATACCTCATGCATACCATCTGTACGCTCTATTGTAGCTGTTAAACCAAATATAAAATCATATGTAATTTTATTAAATACTTTAATAAACTGTTCAGCACCATAAGCATGCATCTCATCACATATTAATAGATCACATTTAGCTTTAGACTTGTAAGCAGTGTTAATTACAATTACATTGCAATACTGTTTAATCTTATTCTTGCGTAACTCTGTGTTCCACTGATTTTTAAGATTAATAGTTGGTACAACTACTATAACTTTAGCGTTTGGCCTAGACTTAAGCAATCGTAGTATAACCATGATTGCTGTGTAAGTCTTACCAAAGCCTGTAGCTGCTAGTAATGTACCTCTACCTTTGTTATCAGCAAACTTTTGAACTATCTCTATCTGTCTAGAGGTTCTGCTCGAAGTTGTCATATTGCTGTTGAGTTATTTTAAGTACTTTTAGCATCCTATCAGGATAATCCTTGTCTTTTGCTGTGTGAGCATGATTAGGTAAATAAGGTTGCAACCGCATCATGCTTTTATTGCCCTTATAACCTAATACAGGAGCGTCACATATCATACATGACGATGAGAAGGTTCTCACTTTTGCAGGCTGAAGCCCTCTCCATCCTTGTACTACAACATAATCACCTGCAGTTAACTCGTTTCCTGCTGTGTCTTTTACTTTTTCCATACTGTTGATATTTCTGTCTCTGCTTTTAGTAGCCCTGATGGTATAATATCTAGTGTTGATTGTTCCATAAGCTCTTGAAGTTTAGTACACCACTCGTCTTTATAACTTTCGTGTACTATAGTGTCAATTTGATCATGAACTGTCATCACTAGTTTAACAGGTAATTTGTTATCATGGATATAATCACGTACAATAACTAGTGCAGATTTACACATGTCAGCACCACTACCTTGAATTGGTGTGTTCTTGCTTGCACGCTCTATCTTACCTAGCATAGCTTTGTCTGTATTTATACCCTTCCACTCTTCAAACCATCTGATACGTCTGTACGGTGCATATGTTTTAATATACCCATTGTGCTTACCATAATTACCAAGAGACTCTAGAAAATTTTTAATTGCAGGAAATGCTGTAAAGTATTTCTGAATTAATCTTTCTGCTTCCTTAATACTGATAAGCAATGTGTCAGCTAGTTTGTGTGGCCCCATACCATAGGCTAAACCGAAGTTTATACTTTTTACATTTGTACGCAGTCTTTTATGTTCTTTGCAATTACATTTTTGTTTGGCATCGCCTACAAAATAAGCACAGTTTTCTTCAGCGGCTTCATACCACTCTCTACCATAAACTAAATCTGCGCACACACTATGAAGGTCTTTACCTTCTTCTAGTGCTTTAATCCACACGGGATCTTTACTCCCTGTGGCTATAATACACAACTCTTGCGAGCTGTAGTCACCTGATACAAACACCCAACCAGGTAATCCGCTTATAAAGCAGTTACGATAGTCGTTATCTGCAGGTATCTGTTGCATGTTAGGCTTACCTGATGCAACTCTACCTGTATTTAGTATTTGTTTAAAGCTAGTACGAATTCTGCCGTCATCATCTACATTGTCTAGGAACTTAGTTCCATAACTTGTAGATAGTTTAGCTTGTTCTTTGTATTTAATATATGTTTTGACAAAAGGATCTTTACTATAAACGTGTAAGTTCTTACCGTTTACATCTTCTACCTTAAGTCCATATGTTTTAAATACATCTAGTACTTGCTTTGGTGAGCTCCATTTAACATTCACCTTTCTTATTTCTTCAGTGCTTATAAATAAGTCTCCTTGGATATAAGAACTTACAAACTTATTAAGTGCTGCGTTAGATTCTATGTATGCATCTAATACAAGTTCCATAGATTTAACCTTACGCGTAGCTTTGTCTGTCAATTTATTCCAACCTTTTACATCTAGTGCAATACCATTGTACTCAATATCTGCGTACGCTAGTGCTGCATTATTCTCTAGTTGAACTGTTGGTAATACATCAAGACTTTGAGCCTTAGTAAGCTGTTTTTCATATAGTTGCACAAGATGTTCTACATCTTTAGCACCGTATATTATCTCTGATTCTGTAAATTCATCACTACCTTTTAGTAGGAAATTAAGACGAACAGTTTTGTCCATCTCAATCTCTAGTTCTCTACTAAGCACAGAGTTTAAACTGTGTCTCATATCCTTACCACAATGTATAACTTGTGAAGTTAGCATAGTATCCCACACATTATTAAGTCTAATATTATGTTTCATAAGAAACTTATAGTCAAACTTAACATTGTGTAGTATCTTTAATATATTACTATCTTCTAATATTATTCTTAGTGGCTTTACGTCAACATATCTTGTGTCTATTACAAACTGACGATCTTTATCACCTATTTGTAACATAATCATGTCACTTGACGTATGGGATAAGCCTGTAGTTTCTGTATCCACTGCAATAACTTTCTTAGTTTTGCAATATTCTACTACAGGCCAAATGTTGTTAGTGGTTTCACAGCAATCAAGGAGTTTTGGATTTCCTACGAACTGTATCATTTAGTTTCTTGTTTAATTTTCTCAATAGTAGCTCTATTTGTCTCGCTGCCCAAATCTTGTTGCAGGAGCTTTTCGTAATAGTCTGGAACCTTGAAATTATATTCACTCTCTGCTCCAAACTTTTCGATGACCGAAAGAACAATTCTTTTAATGTGTGCTTGCCCATAAAATACTTCGTTACGATTAATTTTAGCTGTAAGATTAGTGATAAATTCTTCAACAAACAAATGATCTCGAGATTTTAATTGGAACTCCAAGAAGTTTAGAAGCGCAAATTGATCGCGCTTCTTTTCTTCTGGTAACTCGTTGATTAACATAATCATACGAATTATAAACTCCTTTCTAGTTTCCGAGCTCATGTACTACAGCTTTAGATTTTCTAGGTCTACCACGTTTAGCTTTAGGCTTATTAACAATAGTTGTACAATCAAGTACATCTTGTTCTAATTTACTTAAACGTGTTTTAAAATAGAACTCTGCAGATTGTAAGTTAGTAATATTTTGTTCTAACAATCTTGTTCTTTTAACTGATTTTCCTAAGCTAACCATATTAATAATAGTTGCTACTGCGAGGATGAATAAACTTAATAATAAAATGTTCATGAGTTCTCTTGTTTAGATTGATTTACTGTTTGGTTATAAAATTTGTTAATGTTACTTGTTTCTGCATCTGATAATATAACATCACTAAAATGTGATTGGCATTCTATAAACTTGTCAAAGTTTTCAATGTTACCTTCATCATCAGTGTGAGCTTTTAATGATGTAAGCTCATCTATTGAAATATTTACTGTTCTTTTTGTCATAACTTATTGTTTAAGAAAGACAGAGAGATATTACTCTCTCCGTCTATCGTTGCAAACTACCCCATTAATCCATCTGAAGTAGTACTAAAAGGATCTGCATTTACACTTGCAGGCTCTGTACCATCATGTTTGATGTATACATCTTGCTTTTCCGTGTCAAATGTAAGATCCACATTTCTATAAATTGGTTTACCTTGATTACATAGTGTTTCCTTAGTAGAAGGATTCTGCTTAGGCTTTTGACTCCAAGTAATCATATCATTCTTGTCTTTGTTAAACTTTTGTACAAAAGTCTCTGTAAGAACAAGTTTGTGTTCAGGTAATGTTTCAGGTAAAATAGAATTACCATTTAAAGGATTTTTAATGTCCTTAACTCTTTTTAAACTACTTAATTCTATTGCACCACTAATCATTTCACCTGACACAGGGTCAACATTGTTTAAGTCTACAGATTGTACTTTACCATCAGCTCCACGAGTTACGTCTGCAAGATTATAACCTTCTAGGAAGTTAGCATCTACTGCATGATATTTAACTCTTTTTTCTACGTTGTTTTGTGAGTATGTACTCATAAACATAGAGAATCCTTCTGGTCCGCTACCTGCTGCCGAAGGCTTTTCGTTTTCCGAACGTAAAATTAGTTGGAATACATTTGGGTTTACTGTTGGGACAATACCATGAATTTTTACTGGTGTTGCATTTGTAACTTCTTGAGCTACTGTTGTTGTTTGAGTTGTTTCAGCCATTTTTTTGTTTTTTTAACTGATTAATAAATAATTGTGTTGTTGTTTATGCTTATGCATAGTAAAGCACGCAGGAATCGAACCTGCAAAAGTATATAAAGGGACTACTGTGAGTATTTATTCATTCTTCTAACCATTTGCTTTATAATATAGTAGCAACTCTCATTGCTGATTGTTTGTTGCAAAGTTGTTTACCTCCAAGCTGCCTTTGGCCGTGTCTATTACGTATTCAACGGTTATTGCTTTTTCAGGTACTACAAACTCACTACTATTGGTAAAGCATGTAGGAATCGAACCTACACTAGTGCACTAGTACCATATGCTTTAGTTAAGCCTTTTGTCATCTTGCTTAGGATTACGTCGAATATCACGACCTTTCTAGTGGTAAAGTATGCAGGAATCGAACCTGCCAAGAACCTATTGTTTTTATAGTAAATGTTCTTGCACCATGTACTTTGTAAACAAACAAGGAGGGGACCCACTTCTTGGGCTTAATATTATATGCAGCTAGCATGCAAAACCTCAACGTGAACGAAAGGTACATCCCCTTTTGCCGCACCGTTACTTCTTGTTTGTTATATTTGCCTGCCGTGCAACAGGACTACATAATAGCAACTCGTCAGTTACTCAACGTGCTATGTTACGCACTTTCTCAGGCACTATCAGAGGCTATACTTAGCCCCTGATTTCTTTATCATAGCTACAAAATCTATAAAAGCTTTTGCAGTCATGTTAGATGGCAAACTAATTGTCATCTCAATATCTTTAATATCTACACGCTCTTGACGTGGTTCAATAGTAACATCTAGATTAGTATCAAACTTTGGTGTGTTTCTAGTTGTTCTTTTACTATTTGATATTTTAGTACGAGCTTTAGTCCAATGTATATTCTCTACTCTTTCTTTCTTCCATCCACCTGTTTCATAATCTCTAACCTGCTTCATATAAGAAGGCTGTAGAAATTTCTTTGGTATATCTTTTAGCTTTTGAGGTATTTTACCTTTAAAATGCTCTTTCTTTTCTTGGAATGTCTTTAAGATCTGTTCTTGGATTTTCTCTGGAGTTGTTAGTTTTTTCATAATTTCTAAATGGATTTGTTTTACTTTTTAGTTTAAAGTCTTTAATGAGTTTATTTACTGAGTCTATGTTATATCTTGGTTTCTTTTTTAGTTTCTTCATGACATTGTTGGCAAGTGTGTACTTCATCACAAGTACACGTTAGCTCAGGACTTATATTGTATAAGTCCCAAGCAAATTGTGCATCTTCAAAGAACATTAGCTATCTAAATCTATTTTACCTACTTTTCTAGAAGATTTACTTTCTATTTTTACTATGTCTCTATTTCTTAAGCCATAAGGCATAATATCGTGGTAATCTTCTTTTGTAGTAGAGTCTATTGCTCTTTCTACAAATCTTGCCTTAGCCTTTTCGATTTTTTGTAACATGTTAGTTACTTCTCTCAATTCTTTGTAGTCTTGATTTTGGTTGTGAATTACACCTAGTAATGTAGATACATGTTGTCTTAATAGATTGATGATTTCTGATGGATCATCGTGAGAATTGTATCTTATTGATGTAAATTCTGGGCTTTTTGAGATTTTCTCTACAACATTGTAGATTTCTTGGTTTTTAGTGTTTCGCATAATTTGTTGTTTTTGTGTTTATTTGTTAATTTGTTGTTTTAGCTATATATTATAATGCACTAGGTTAGAACGATAGTGAACTATAAGAGAATATGTGGGCTTTTGAACAGGAACACGTCAATGAACGTATCGTAGTCAAAAGAGATCAACCAAAAAAATAAAGAGCCCGTTAGGGCTCTGTTATTACGATGCAGGAGCGCTAGCGACTGCAATCGTTTGCTCTTCACCGTTAACGAACACCTTTAGGTGTGAGTTAGGTGTGAGCAGGAGTTTACCACCACCTTTTCCGTCAGCGTCAGCGACGGAAATTAGTGGTGAATCAACTTCAATCACAGCATTCTGTGATTGGAGTTGAGTAAACGACTGTTCGAGGTTTCCGCGGAAAGTGTGCCAACAGAACGCGTTGTCCATGACAACCGACTGTAGGCGCAAGTTTCCAAAGGTAACAGTAGAGTTGGCCATAAGGACAACTGTGGTGTTTCCTTTAGGGGAAACCGAAGTTTTGTAAATTGTAAATTGAGGACATAAAACTTGTTTTAGGGATTAATTTGTAATTTGCAACTGTGGGGGTGTTAGCCCGCAAAAGATAGAAGGGGTGCTGTTAATTAAGTGGTACACTCCATCATTTCCATAGATAATTTTTTTTTAAAAAAATAAAATTGTATATTGCCACTGTGTTTTTTCGATTGATTGTTTTCGATTGATTTGTTTTTTGGTTTAGATCCCTCTTTTTATAAGGGGGATCTTTTTTTTATAAAAATTTTTTTTGTACGTTTGCCTTCGCGAGAATAAAACTTCAGTCACCCACCGAAAGGATAAACAAATAGCGGACGACTGTTGGACCAGGTAACTCCTATCCTCGCAGTGATGTTTGAAAGTTGTACCAGCAATGACTTTCCCAATTGAAATTTAGTGGCGTTTCAATTTGGTTTTCTTTTGGCCACTTTTCTTTTAACAATTAAATATTTATACTATGGCAGAAAAAAAGATTTTTGACGATGAGTTTATAAAGGACTCGATTAAAAAATCAGATGAATCAAAAAACAACACTTTTGATAGTTGGATTGTAGATCTTGAAGAAGCAGAGCAACCAGAAGCCTGCAGTATTGATAACCCAGATTGTGAAAACTGCGGATCATGAGTACAATAGAATATAAGGTTTGTACTAAGATAACTCAAAGAGCTGAGTTAGGAAAAAAGAAGTACAAGACAACAATGGATCGAAAAGATTTAACTAAATTGCAATGGCTAAAACATGCACAAGAAGAAGCAATGGATTTAGCTGTATATTTAGAAAAACTAATCGAAGAAGAAGAAAATGATATTCAAGGAGCTGAACAAGTTTAACAACGTTATATTTACAGAAGAAGGGCACACCTATACATTAAATGGTAAACCTCTTACGTCAGTTACCACGTTTATAAGCAAGTTTAAAAAACCTTTTCTAAAAGAGTTCTGGGCAGATAAAACTGCTAACAAAGAAGGTAAAACAAGACAAGAAATTTTAGATAAGTGGGATTCTATTAGTTTACGCGCATGTAATAAAGGAAGTAAGTTTCATGCATACGCTGAAAATTACATTAATAATAAAATATTACCTAATACAATATATGACTTCGATATAGATATGAGTGCATATGATACTATCGAATCCCACTTTTTAAAATTCTACGAAGAATCAAAAGACAATCTTGTACCTATAAGTTCAGAGCTATGTGTTGGCTCAGAAAAACTTGGACTATGCGGTATGGTTGATCAGTTATATTACTCTAACACGCTTGATGCTCTAGTTATATTTGACTGGAAGACTAACAAAAAGCTAAATTACAAAAGCAAGTTTAAGAATAAAATGCTTGAACCTGTTTCCCACCTAGACGAGTGTGAATTCAACACTTACTCCCTACAATTATCTACATACAAATACATCATAGAGCACGAAACAGATCTTAAAATAAAAGATTGTTTTATTGTATGGTTCAATGAAAAAAATGACACGTATAAGCTTATAAAGTGCGCTGACTACAGAAAAGAAGTGCAAGATATGTTAGATTATAATTAATTTTATTATATTTGTCGCATGACAAGATTTGAATGCGTTGATACAGATTGTAATAAAGACTTAGAGCTTGGAACTCATACTATGAAAATAGTGGACGGAGAAGTTGTATGTCCTGAAGCAATTTGTTGCGATAAATATATGAAAGAGATACGAGTTAAAGGCGGAGGCTTTGGAGGTATTATTAAAAAGCCTAACGGTACTATAGCTGGTAAATTTAACAGTAATAGATATTCTTAAATATGGACGTTATTGAAAAAGCAGTGAGAAAACATTTTAAGTTTTCTTTAAATTCTAAACTATGTTCTAATTGTTTAGAAAAGTACACTAATTTATACCAAATAGATAAACTACTTCATATGAATGCTAAAGCGCAATCAAAGTTAGGAATAGATTCTAATCAAGAAGAAAGATTAGAAGCACGCGATGTAGCAAGATATGTTAAAGCATCTATCTCTGTTATTGATAAAAACAAAGCAGATGTTTTATTTCCTGAAATAGAATTATGATAATACCTATTAAATCTGACATACCAAAATCTATGAAGGCGTATTTACAAATTCTTAATCCTATACTAAAACTAAAGGATAAAGAGATTGAAGTACTTTCTAGCTTTCTAGCTATATGGCAATCTAACAAAGAAAATAAAAATATAGATAAAACTTTATTTTCTACTCCTGTAAGAAAGTTAGTTAGAAAACAAATAAACATGTCTGAAGCTTCTTTTAATAATCATATTACTATGTTACGAAAAAAGAAAATGATTATTGACAAAGCTATAAATCCTAGTATTTTAAAAAGTATTACAACTGAAGGAATAGAAATAACTTATAAGTTATCGTGGACAAAATAATAAAGAAACTAGCTAAAAAATATAGTATTAGTGAGTTTAAGATTGATCTAATAGTAAAATCTCAATTTAAACTTTTAAAAGACACTATAGAGCAAGGTAATTTTGAAACAGTGCGAGCTAAACACATAGGAATGTTCGCAGTAAAAAAGAACAGATTTAAATATTATAAAAATGGAAAAAAAGAAAAATCCTAAAACAAACAAAGATTTAGTTACTTCTGCAGCTGCAAAAGTTAGCGAAATATTTGATGGATGGAAGAATGTAGTATTTCCTAACGAACATGTAGAGCAAATTGCAAAAGCAAGAGTTGCTATATGCGGGGAATGCGAATTTAACGTTAAAAGTAAGTGTGCAAAATGCGGGTGTCCGTTAGTTGCTAAAACAAGGTCAATGAAATCACATTGTCCACTAAACAAATGGTAAACATGATTAAATACGAACCTTTAGGAAACCACATTGTAGTGGAAATGCCTTCAGTAGAGAAAGAGACAAAAAGTGGGATTATTAAATCTCAACAAATGTTAAAAGAAGAGGAAAGTAAAAGAGACGGGCATGCTAAAGTTGTAGCAGTTAGCCAAGAGGTTAAAAATGTAAAAATTGGAGACACTGTAATACCTAAAGGCCAAGGCTTTATGGTTATGATAGACGAGATAGAGTATTTCCAAATGAATATGTTTGATGTATTAGGTATTGTAAAATGATACTAGAAGGATTTGACATTGACAAAAACTTTTGGAAATTACACCCACAATTACAAATCCCCCAAGAGTTTGCTTCTATCTATAGAGAAGATAAAAGCAAAACAAAAAGCAAAAGCTCACAGATAATGTGGGCTATTGCGCTTTTGGTAGATCCTGATTCTAAATTTGCTAACATATCTTTTCCTACAAGAAAAGATATAATTAGTAAGGATTTTCTTAAAGATGTAAAGTTTGATTGGGATAAATACAAAGAAGCAATGCAGTTTTACGAGTCATCTCTTATAACTCCTGCTAAAAGGCAACTTTTAGTTTGGAATAAAAAGATGGACGAAAAAACAAGATATTTAGATCTGCTTACATACGAAGAAAATGCAGATACAATAGAAGGGCTTCTTAAAACTAATGTTAAACTTTTTGAAGACTATGAACGTCTTTTAAAACTAGTTGATAAAGAAACTAACGAAGGCTCTACTAAAGGTGGAGGTGAAGAGTCGGCTTCTGAAAAAGGATTAATATGATTGTTAACAAAGCTGCTTTTTTACTTAAAGAGATACCTCAATTTCATCCTGCAAGCGAAGAATACTTATTATTTTGGCGAGAAGAAAAGAAAAGGTGTATTGAAGGGTATTGGGTTAGCGGTGTATGGATGCCAGGTAATTTATATTTTTATGTAAACTTCTGGACAATTTTATTAAACAAAACTGCACATTCTAAAACTAAAACTCCTGGTAAACCATTTCTTAGAGATCTTGAGTGGGAGTTTTTTTACAACTGGTGTGAGGCTAGGGGTTTTTCTGGGTTTGAAGATGATAAAGAGTTTACATGTAACAGAGATTTTATAGATAAGCCAAATTATGTGCCTGCAGCAGAATACATGCGCAGAACACATAAAAAGAATATGGGAGCACCTCTTTGGGAGAATGAAGCTAAAAATTTTATGATGATGGGGAGTCGTGGGTTTGGTAAATCTTATTCTGTTGCAGGAGGAGTTATTGGGCACGAGTTTGTATTTGATGGAGCAAAATCATATAAACCTGAAGATATTGGTAACCCTCCTTCTACAGAAATTGTAGCAGGAGCAGGGGATGCTAAATACTCAGGAGATATATTAAAAAAGACACAATTTGGATTGGATAATTTACCTGGCGGTATTGAACTTGGAGACAAATTTTTTCCCTCTCCTTTCTCTAAGCAGTACAGCGGTAGTTGGTACTCTGGGAAAGAAGTTATTGCAGAATATAAAAAGAAACTTGGTGGTACCTGGAAAGTTATGGGTAGTAAATCTAAGATTAAGCATCGTACCTTTAAAGACAATGCATTTGCTGCCAATGGTACTCGTCCTGCTGTAATGGTGATGGAGGAGATTGGTATGTTTAGCAATCTTAAAGCCTCGCACGAAGCATCTGTAGAATGTATGAAAAACGGTGCATACAAGTTTGGAAGCTGTATGTACTTGGGTACAGGTGGTGATATGGAAGGTGGAGGTACTGTAGATGCAAGAGATATGTTTTACAATCCAGATGTTTACGATATGATTTCTTTTAATGATGAGTGGGAAGATAAAGGTAAAATATCTTATTTTGTACCTGCTTACAGAGGGTTAAATCAATTTAAAGATAATAATGGAAACACACAAGAACAGCCTGCAAAAGAATATTTAGACGAGTTTAGAGAAAAACTAAAGAAAAGTAAAAACTCTAGAAGTGCTTTAGATGCAGAACTACAAAACAGACCTCTTGTGCCTTCAGAAGTATTCCTTACGCGCACAGGTAACTTGTTTCCTGTAGCAGATTTGTTATCTAGGCTAGCAGAATTAGAAGCCACTAATAAAGAAAGAAATCATGATTACGTAGGAGATCTTTATGTAGAATCAGAGAGTAACAAAATAGCATGGAAACCAAATGCTAAATTATCTCCTATTGTAGATTTTCCACTTAGAGGTAGTGATGATTTAGCTGGATGTGTAGTGATATACGAAATGCCTTATGAAGATAGTGAAGGAAAAATACCTTATGGTATGTATCTTGCAGGTACAGATCCTTACGATCATGATGATTCTACTACATCTTCTTTAGGATCTACTATTATTATAAACAAACTTACAAATCGTATTGTGGCAGAATACACTGGTAGACCAGACACTGCTAATCAATATTACGAGAAAGTTAGAAGATTGCTTTTGTTTTATAACGCTAAATGCTTGTACGAAAACGAACGTAAAGGTATGTATCAGTATTTAGAGTATAAAAACCAAACGCATCTTTTACTTGATCAACCAGAAATTATAAAAGATGTTGTTCAGAATAGTAGAGTAAATAGAGGTAAAGGTATGCATATGTCTAAACCTTTAAAAGACTATGGAGAAGAACTAATTAAAATGTGGTTGTTAGAAGATTACGGTACAGAAGGATTATTAAATTTACATAAAATACGAAGTATACCTTTATTAAAAGAACTAATAGCTTATAATGATACAGGAAACTTTGATAGGGTTATGGCATTTATGATGGTTGTGTATCATTTACAAGAAGTGAAAAAAATAAAAGTAGCTAAAGAAACTAAAGTTACTACTATATACGACCAAAGTTTTTGGAGTAAATCTTTATTTTCAAAAAGAAAAACAAGGTTTTAGCTATAAAATCAAAAACTAAAAATCTAATTTTATAGATTATTATTTGTTTGATAACATTAAATTATTACTTTTGTTTTTTAATTCGCGAATTTTAAAAAAATATTAATATGGCAACAGTAAATGTAACCCTGAGTCTTTCTAGTACTGACTTGTTTGCAAAGCAAACAGTTAGTTTTACAGAAACAGACTCACTATCTCCTGCGGGAGATTCCCAAGTTATAGGTAAATTATACCTAACAGGAAATGGGACAGAAGACAGCATACATGTAAAAGAAATAGAAGGCGATGGAGACAAAGCTTATTTATACATGAAAAATTTAAGTAATACATCAGGTGAGTACGTAGAAGTATCTAGACGTGCAGGTGGAGCTGATGTAACTGCAGACTCTACATCAAACGACTGGTTTGCAGTTTTAGGGCCTGGAGAATTTTTATTTATTCCTTTAGCAAATTGCGAGTCTATAGATTTAGAGCCAGCTGCAGGTAACCCTACAGTTGAATACATCTTAATGGAAAAAGCAGCAGGTTAATCTTAAACAAATAAAAATATGGCAACTTTAAACGCAACCTTTAGCATATCAAGTAATGATTTATTTGATAGTGTTAATATATCAAAAACCGTGACTAAAGCTTTAACAATTGATGGTGATAACCGTCAAGGTCTTACAGTAGTAAAAACTTCAGTAACTCGAATGGGTATTGCAGTAGAAGCTTTATCAGGTACAAACAAAAAAGCATACGTTTACATTAAAAACTTAGACGCTACAGATAAAATTATTATTGAAGATGACGGTAACGCTATTTTTGCAACGCTAGACGCAGGTGAATTCTGCTTCTTCCCGTCTGCAGACAATACAACTGTACATGTAAAATCATCTGCCAATACTCCTTTAGTAGAATATCTTATTCTAGAAGTAGCCTAAACATAATTTATGCCTAAATTAGATTTTCCTAGACAAAAACTGAGTCGTAGAAAAAAGACTCAGAAGTGGGGAGAAGAATGTATAGAAGCTGGATTAGGCTTAGTAGGTATTTATGATAATACAAGACGTAGTTCTCGCTTTAAAAAGAAGCGGAACTACGATCTTTATAATGGTAAATTCGACAAGAAAGATCTAGAATACGTTACAGACCCTTTAGGGTTAGGAGGTTCTTTAGAGCTTCCTGCTACGCTGCAGTACTATGACGTAGTATCTCCTATATTTAATTTACTTTTTGGAGAAGAAGCCAAAAGAGCTTTTTCTTATGTAGTTAGATCTATAAACGAAGAATCTATATCTTCTAAAGAAGAAGAAAAAAAGAAACAAGTTGTAGGTATATTTCAACAGCTTATACAGCAGTCTACAGAGCAAATGATGCAATCTATGGGGCAACCTTCGTCACAAGAAGAAGCTCAACAGTTTATGCAGCAAGCTCAAGCAAACATTCCTGAAGAATTAAAAAGAGTTCAAAAGTATTTTGATTACGATTTTCAAGATATGAATGAATCTACTGCAAACAAACTTTTAAACTATCTTGAAAGAGAACAAAAATTAAAAGTAAAGTTTGCTAAAGGTTGGGAAGATGCATTGCTAGTGGGAGAAGAAATCTACTGTGTAGAAGAAGTTTCTAATGAACCTACTGTAAGAAGAGTAAATCCTTTAGAGTTTTATGTTCTATTACCGCATAATGAAGACTATGTAGATAATGCTGATGTTATCGTAGAAGACACATTTATGTCTATAAATACAGTTATTGATAATTACTACGAAGATCTTACTGCAGCACAAATAGATAAACTAGAAAAAGAACAAGGGCATAAAGGTTCTGTAGATAGTAAAAGTCTTTTAAATTTTCCTAATCAAGAAAAACTTTTTATACAAAATAGAGAAGGAACTGAAGGAGACTCAAATATATTTAATTACTACGATCAAGACGGTAACATTAGAGTTACTAAAGTAGTTTGGAAATCTATGCGTAAGATAGGAAGATTAACTTACATTGATGAGCAAGGTATTCCACAAGAAACTATCGTAGGAGAAACTTATAAAATAAATGACAGTATTGGAGAATCTATAGAGTACATGTGGGTTAACGAATACTGGGAAGGAACTAAAATTGGTGAAGACACTTTTATAAACATTAGAGTTAGACCTCAACAATTTAGACATATGGATAATTTATCTTTATGTAGTTCTGGGTATGTTGGAACAATATACAACGCAAACAACGCTCAGTCTGTATCTCTTATGGATAGACTAGTTCCTTGGGTGTACATGTACATTACTATGTGGTATAGATTAGAACTTTCTATAGCATCTAACCAAGGTAAAATATCTTTAATAGACTTATCACTAATTCCCGATGGATGGGAAGTAGAAAAGTGGATGTACTATGCACAATCAATGAAGTTTGGTTTTGTAGATTCTTTTAACGAAGGTAAGAAAGGACAATCTACTGGTAAACTTGCTGGTAATATATCTACACAAAATAAAGTGTTAGATATGGAAACTGGTAATTATATACAACAACACGTACAGTTATTAGATTTTGTAGAACAAAAAATATATACATTATCTGGTGTAACTCCTCAAAGAATGGGAGCAATATCTAATTCTGAACAAGTAGGTAATGCACAGCGAGCTGTAGTGCAATCTTCGCATATTACAGAAAAATGGTTTGAAGTTCATAATCAAACTAAAACTAGAGTTTTAGAAACTTTATTAAATGTGTCTAGAGATGTGTACAAAGGAAATTCTAAAAGAATTCAGTACATGACAGATGATTTAGCAAACGTATTCTTTAAATTAAATGGAGATCAATTCTCACAATCAGAGTATGGATTATTTATATCTAATTCTGCTAAAGATAATATGGCAATCGAAGCACTTAAACAATTAACGCATGCCGCGCTTCAGAACGAACAAATGACATTATCAGATGTGGTACAAATATATAACGCAAGCTCTATATCAGATTTACGAACAAATCTTAAACGTTCTGAAAAAGAAGCCCAGCAAAGAGTTGAGCAACAACAGCAGCAACAAATGCAAATGCAAGAAATGCAAATGCAGCAACAACAAGAAGTAGAAGCTCAAAAAATGCAACTTGAGCAAGCTAAACTACAGCTGGATCAAGAAAAAGAAAATAGAGAAGATCAAAGAAATACTGAGGATAACCAAACTAAAGTGCGTATTGCACAAATGAATCTTTTAGGAAAATCTGTTGATCAAGATATGAATGATAACGGTGTTAGAGATAGTGTAGATCTAGCTAAATTAGACATCGAAAGAGCTAAGGTAGCTCAAGACGCTCAGCTACAACAAGAGAAAATGCAACTAGAAAGAGAGCAGTTAGCATCCAAAGAAAGGATAGAAAAAGCAAAAATAGCGAAACAAAACAAAAAAGTATAATCTTATAAATTATGTTTTAGCTATAAAAACAAAATAATTTAACCAACACTGTAGTGACAAAGTGTTGTATACTAACTTAAAATAATTATTTTTGTCACTTAATAAATAAAACTCTATGGCAATAGAAGACAACATTTTAGATGGATTGGACTTAAGTGTGTTAGATAATCTAACTACTAGTCCAGAGAAGAAAGAAGATCAGCCAAAAGCTGAGGGAGCAGAACTAGAAGTGGCAGAAGAGCCTAGTATTTTTAATCCTGAATTAAAAATACTAGAAGTTGATGAAATTCCAGAAACAAACGTAGAAGAGCTAGAAGATAAAAATGCAATTGAAACAGAAAATACTTCAGCAGATAAAGAGGAAGAAGTTTCTGAAACAATTGAAGCTAGCGAAACTGAAGAGTCTACAGAAGAAGAAGGAGATAACCCACTTAGAATTTTTGCAGAAATGCAAAGAGATAAAGGGTTAATAGACTTTAACGATGAAGAGTTTGAGGATAACGAAGAATGGTTACTAGATAAAGTTCAAAATACTATTGACGAAAAAGTAACTGAATATAAAGATAATATGCCTGAAGAGATTAAATATCTTTTAGATAATTATGAAGCAGGTGTAAACATATATGATTTAATTAATGCTAGCGCAAGCGAGCAGTCTTACGAATCTATAGCAGAAGAAAGTTTAGAAAGTAATGTTTCTATGCAGAAAATGTTAGTAAGAGATCTATTAGTTAAAAGTGGTTGGTCTGAAGAGAGAATTACTAGAAAGCTAAATAGATACGAAGATTCTGGGGTTTTGAAAGAAGAAGCTGAGGAAGCTTTAGCATCTTTAAAAGAGATACAAAAAGCTGAAAAAACTCACTTGATTCAAAAACAAAAAGAAGATCAAAAACAAAGAATCCAAGCACATGAACAATGGCTTGAAGACTTAAATGATCATATTGGAAAGAAAGAAGAAATTTTACCTGGATTTGCATTGTCTCCAAAAGACAAAACTAATCTATATAAAGGTATAACTAAGTTAGACAAAAACGGAAAAAATGAAATCATGAGAATGAGAGAAAAAGATCCTGAGTTTGATTTAAAAATAGCATATTTAGCTACAGTCCTAAAGTGGGATTTTTCAGCATTTGAACGTCAGTCAACTACTAAATCAACTCGTAAGTTGGCTAACGCAATAAAGAGTACGAAAAAAACTGGTTCCAGACCAAGTAGAGGTACCTCTAAAGCTGTTAATTTTGACACTATGAGAAAATCTCTGCGATAAGGAGCTATTTATATAAACAACAAGTAATAATTAAATTAATTAAAAATGGCAAACACAATTAGTTCATTACAATTGTACGCTCCTAAAAGCTGGTCTGGCTTAACAACTGAGAACCACCTAGGAAGCGTATTCGCAGCCGAACCTACACTGGTATCAAATATCATTAGTAGAGTATTTGGTATGAATCAATATGCAGGTATGGATTACTTCCTATCTGTTGGAGGTGGAGAGCAAGAGCTTGACACAGATAACGACTTTGAATGGTACCTAAAAGGTGACGATGAGAAAGCCGTGGTTATACAAGGTAGTTCAGATGCAGGTTTAGCAGCTAAGCCTGGGCAATTCGGTGCTATCGTAAATATTAAAATGGCAGAAAAATATTTCGCTATGTCTGATAAACTAGTTTTAGATGACGGTGAAACTGCTGTTCGTGTGATGCAAGAGCCTTTTATGGAAGGAGCTTCCTTTGTTTACCCTTGTACTTTGATGACTTCTAATCCTGCAGACTTTATTCCTCCAAGCTTAATTGCAGCAGGATCTAGAGCAAGTAAGGAGTACTCTCCACAAGAAAGAACTTTAAACAGAACTTACGGTGAAACTCATTATAGTTCTCCGTTTAAAATGCGTAATGCAATGTCTTTCTTATCTAAGACTTACACTGTGCCTGGAAACATGCACCAACGTCCTTTAGTTATTGAGATGCTAGACCCTAAGTCTAACAAATCTACTAAGATTTGGACTCAGTATGCTGAATACGAATTTATGTGTCAGTGGATGAAAGAAAAAGAGCGTATGCTTTGGTTCTCTAAATCTAACAAACAAGTTAATGGAGCTTATGCTATGATGGGTGACTCTGGATCTGCTATCGTTGAAGGTGCAGGTTTACGTGAGCAAATCTCTCCATCTTACAAATTCCACTATACAGACTTTACAATTGACTATTTAGAAGATGTGTTATTGAACCTTTCAATTAACTTACTTCCAGAAGATCAACGTAACTTTGTAGCGTTTACAGGTGAAAGAGGTATGGTACAATTCCATAGAGCTCTTGAAAACCACGCTGCTAGATTCCAACCATTAGATTCTAAAAGAATTTCTGGTGATGGACAAAATCTAGGATTCCAAGGTCAGTACAGAGAATACATGGGACCACAAGGTATCAAGTTTACTCTAGTTCACTTACCATTATATGATGATGAGATTCGTAACCGTGTGCCGCACCCAAAAGGTGGATACACTGAGTCTTACCGTTACACTATTCTAAACATGGGTACTTCAGGTGGAGAAAACAACATCCGTCGAGTATACCCTAAAGGACGTAAAGAATTAATGTGGCACGTTGCTGGTTCAACTTCACCGTTAGGACCAAACACATCGTTCTCATCAGGTTCTTCATCTCCTGTAGATGGTTATCAATTATTTGCTCAAGCGCAACAAGGTGTTTTAATTCAAAACCCAATGTCTTGTGCAGAATTGATTTACTCATCAACTGTTTGATAAATTAGTAATAATTAAATTAATATAAGCACATAAGAAGATGGCAAAAAAGATAGCTAAAAAAGAAACTGTTTCGGCAGTAGTAGAAGCTGTTCAAGTGGAGAGAGAAAGTGTTATTGATACTACTAAGGTTACTTTAAAACCTATAAAGAAGCACGGATGGCTTCCCGACGATCACGACGGGAGCCTCCGTTATTCTAAATGTTTTGAAAGATTAACCGTTCAAGCAACAAAGGGAACTGGAATTCTTAATACTGGGTTAACAGAAGCAGACGAAAAACGTCTTGAAAGAAAGATGCATATGTCTCCTGGAACATTATCAAAGTACAATAGAGATTATTGGACTATGTTTAAAATAGATGTTCCTTCAGAAGGTATCTCATTAGATACTAATAGCCCAGAAGACGAAGTAAAATATTTAGTTTTAAAAGCTCACCAAAGAGTTGCTAATTCTGAAATGGAGCGTTTTGACACTCCTTTTGCAGAATACGTGATGACTTCAGTTGAGCAAGAAGCTAAAATGGAAAATAAAAAATCTAAACTTAAGCGAAGAGCTTACAAAGTGTTTAGTAATATGTCAACAACAGAAATGGCAGATGTTCTTAAAGTAATGGGTAAACGTGCTGGAGATACAGCTTCTGTAGATTTTATTGAGTCTCAACTTGATAAGATTGTAACAGAAGATCCTCAAACGTTTATTAATACTGTAGAAGATCCTACATTTAAAATGAGAGCATTTATTGATGATTGTATATCATCAAGAGTTCTTGTGAAGAATGGTACTAAGTATCAACTTCCTGGTGGAGATGTTGTAGGATACACACTTGAGCAAGCTATTGAGTATTTACAAAATCCTGATAATCAGGAAGTATATTTAGATTTAAAAGGAAAAATGTCTATAGCAAAATAGTATGACTAGAATAGAAATGCATGCTGAATTTAAACTTCTAATGGATAAAGGGGACTCTTTTGATGCCCCTTCTTTCCTTGAAGAAGAGATAGATTCTTTTTTGAATATATCTCAAGAGAAGTTTATATCTAAACGTGCATTTGGAAATAACACTAGACGTACAAATTTTGAAGAAGATCAAAAGCGTAGAGACGATTTAAGAACATTAATAAGTAATGCTGTAATTGTTCCTTCTGCTGTAGATCAAGCACACAATAAACCTAACGGCCAATTTGTTGCGTTGCCTGAAGATTACAGACATGCAATAAATGAAGAAGCTAATGTTCAAACAGTAGAACAATCAGGATCTACTAGAGTTGGTGTAAAACCAATAACTCACGATAGGTATAATAAAATTATAGACGACCCTTTTAATAAACCTAATAAACATACAGTTTATAGATTAGATTTTGGAGGAAAAGGATTTGACAATAATTTTGAATTGATATGCGGAGACAATCAAATTGTTAGCGAATATCATTTAAGATATATTAAAAATCCTCTGCTTATAGAGCCTGATGTAGATTGTTCTCTAGCAGAACATACGCATAAGGAAATCGTAAGAATGGCTGTTGTAGATGCTTTAGAGAATGTAGAGCAACCACGATACCAATCAAGTAAAATAGAACTTAACGAAATAGAATAAATAAAATGGCAAGAACAGCAAAAATAACAAACGCTAACGTTGCTCCTTCTAAAAATAAAGGAGGACTAGTTGGTAATACTCCCGTTCGAGCACAGGATTTTAATGATCTTGCGGGAGATTATATCAGTTCGTCTGATACAAATGCTCAGTCTATTGTCAGCAATTTAACAGTTGGTGATGCAACAACAGATGCACACATCTTAACTGGTGGTGTTTCTATTGGTGCTGATGGAGCATTTAAAATATCCTCAGCAACAGCAACATCAGCTACAATTGCGGTAACAGACGATACAGATTATGCGGTACCAGCTATATCACAACCAGCTGGTACAATTATTAAAGATGTTATATGTATTCCAGCTGGAAACATTGTAACTGGAGGAAGTTCTGGAAACGATTTTGATATTGAAATCGGTACAGCTGCTTCTGGCAATCAGTTATTGGATTTAACAGCTTTATGTGACGATGGTGGAGCAGCAGTAACTTGGACAGCGAATGTTCCTTTATATGTTATTGAAAATTCTCATGGACATGCTGCAAATCATTTTGCAACTGCAGGTATAGGCCCATTAGGTGGACCAGCAACCTCTGAAGCACTTACTGTAGCAGGAGCTTTATATAGCGCAGCTGCGAGAGATATTCATGTTAACTTTAGAGCTCAAGGAGCTGATCTGGCAACAGCAGCAACAACTATTAAAGTTATTATGACATTTTTATACGTATAATAACAACAATTAATTAATTTTTAAAATAGACAACAAATGGCAATTTACGGACATAATTTTCACGTATTCATTGGAGACTACGATAGTGGCTCTAGTGAAACTTTAGCAGATTTAGCATCATCAGCGACAGCAGGTGCAGGTGAGTTTGGTGTAGCTGATGAGTTTGGTACTTTACTAGCTGCTACCGCATTAGCATCAGGAGACAAATTTAGAATTGTACAGCCTCATCAAGATGGTAGTATTCGTTCTACACCTCTTCTTGACTTTGATGATATAGTACGAGTTAAGGCAATAGCAGACTCAACATCAGAAGCTTTTCAAATTTCTAACATTGGTTACACTGATGTTAACAATGGAAACTCTATTGAAGCAATAAACTCTAATCGTTACACTTTACGATTACAATTTACTAATGACACAGAGCTTTACTCTAAACAAAAAGATCAATACTTTTTTGAGTTTGTATCTGATGCAAATGCAACTCAAATTGAAATTGCAAATGGTATTGCTCAAAAAATGGGTAAAATGAAATTTGCTGATGGTTCTACAATAGGGCCTAACAGAGCTAAAATTTCAGTTCAACGTTTTTCAGCAGCTACTACTGAAGCAGATACTTCTGGATCTTCAACTCTTGCTTGGACAAGAGGTTCTGATCAAGTTGTTGCTTCTGCATCTCACGGTGTAGCTGTAGGTATGTACTTACGTCAAACTAGTGGTGCAGGCGTTCCTGTATACAAAGTTGCAGCAGTTAACGGTAATAACATTACTTTAGACATGCCTTCTCAAGAAGCAGGAGCTACAGCTGCAGATTCTAAAACTCTTACAGCTGCAGTTGTTGAAGCTGCTGATTGTGGTATTAAATTAACAGCTTTAGCTGCATATCACAAGGTAGGTTTATATCCTTACCACGTAGTTTCTTTTGAATTCCAATTAGATGGATGGGGATCTACTACTTCCGACACAAGTACAGCTCCAGCTAAAGGTAACACTAACGGCGAAGCTATTGCAGATATGGAATGGTTTGGATTATCTCAAGACACTCCAGGCGGAGCTTCTTTTACAGGCACTGGATTCCCTAGCGCACAATCTTTTGCTGATTTACAAGCAAAAGACGGTACAGATTACGATGTAATGGTTATCGAATATGCTCTTTCTGGCTCCAATCAACCGCACGCAATTAATAATGGTGGTAAAGTTAAAGGTACTATCGTTGTAGCTTTTGAAGCTGCTTCTGCAGGTAATGCGGCAGATTTTGAAGATTTATTTAATAGCGCAACAGGTGCAGGTACTGCATTAGCTAGCGATTAATAAATAATTTATTAAATAATTAAAGGGCAGGCAGACATCTGTCTGTCCTTTTTTAATTTTTACCTATGGCTTTTGAATTAAAACTAGATGTAACCACATCTGCAGATTGCGCTAATTTAGTTATGATTGAGAACTCAGGATTATATAATTCTGTTTCTAACCCTGGGGGCTGGGGATTACAATCTATGTCCTCTCAAGGGAAAGTACTTCAAATAGCTGTACAACCTTTTATTCCTTTAATTATAAATAGTGAAGGAGAGACAAAAACAATAAATCCTTTATTGTTATATAACAGTGATCAAGCTGATTATAGTAATTTTCAAGAAAGCTTTGACATTAAAAACTTAAAAATATCTATTCCATTTTCTCAATTGTATTTAGATTTTTATAGTGCTATAGAGACTAGTTGGATTTCTTTAGGTTTAACTACTGTAGAAAAAGACTTTGTTTTAAATAACTTAACAGAATGGACTTCTATACCTGATCATGTGTATTACATACATGCAACAATATTAAGCCCAGGAACGGGAGATAATGTAGGTTATACAGAAACAGGAATACATAATACTTTTAAACATAACTCAGTGTGCAATATAGAGCACAGAATAAATAGTTTTTTAACTCAAATAGATTTACGGTGCGAAGATTGTGATGATGAAGATATTGCAGACGCAGCTTTGTATAATGCTTTATTACATACTTTAAAGAATGCCTAATACTGTTAAAAACATACCTTTTGATACATCTCAAGTATTGCTTAGACAATCGTATGAAAGTTCTGCGCAGTATTTAAAATTATTTTATGAAGCAGTTATGGCTGCTGAGCCAATTGGGGCAAATGAATTTAAACGGATAAAAATTATATATCATTATATAGAGTCTCCAGGACTTGTTGGGCCTAACCCAAACACACCTAGTATGGCTCATAGGGCTATGTCAAATTTTTTTAACACTAATCTTAATATACTTTTAGAGTTAGCAGAAAACGATCCTCAAGGTGCGGTTTTAGCTACTCCAGGAGTAAATATAATTCAAGGAAATTCTATACCTGATCAAAGAAGAGGAGACAATCTAGTTTCATATGTAAGAGATGGGTTACATTATTTTACAGAAGATGCTAACGGTAAAGCTACTAAAGCTATGACTTTAGAGTATTTTAAGAATGCAATAGCTTGGGATACTACAAAATATTTAAACGTTTATATTGTAAATTCTTTAAAAGGTTTAGATGCTTTAGGAAAAGAATCAATAGAAATTCCTTACAGCGCTGAAAATCCTATAAGCGCACAATTATTAGACAAACTAAATTTATTTGGAATTACTATTCCTTATTGGGCTTTTCCAAATTTTAACGCGTATCCAACAGACACTTATAGTTACGAGCTAACAGATCACCCGCATCTTCATGAGTATGCATCTGCAACACATAATTATTTATCTGAATCACTTATTTCTAGTTTATTAAAAGGTTTAGTTACATCACTAGGTGTAATGCAAAGAAATACTACTATAAGTTATTCTGATGGTTCTGGATATTTTTTTAATTATGATTTAAACTATTGTCAAATTGAAGGTGATTGTTTTTATTTAAATGGACAAGGTAATTGTAAATCTTCAGAAAATTTACTTTCTGTAAGTTTACAAGATGTTTTAAATAAAAGAACTGATTCAGATTGTTCTGATTCTTTACTAACCACTGATTATATTTGCTATGATCCTTTGTATTTATTTGAGCCTCCTAGCTTTTCAAGTATATTTCCAACAAACGTTAGTCCTTCTTTAGTTGAAAGCGACATTAGTTTTGTAAAACAGCTTTTTAATACTCCTATTGATTTTAATTTAAATCCTTTTATATTACACTCTTTACATAATTTTGCAGAAAGCATTACTATTACAGATCCGACATACGGGTTTGGAACTCTACCTTCTTGTACTAATATATACACTACAACTTATTCTGAAATACAAAATACTCAGAGCGGTAATACTTCTGATTGGATTAATTATTTAGAAACATATTTAGTGCCTACACAAGCTATTTTAGATTTTGAACTTATAGTAAATAACTTAAATAATTCATTAAACAATGTCTGATTCAAATAATTTATTTTCAAAGAATTTTTATCAAAACTATAAAGAAGATAGCAATACTTTTAGTGATAAAGGGTGTTTAATAGATGAAAGCGAAAGAATTCCTACAAATTTAACAATAGCTGCTCAGATAGAAATTCAAAAATCTATACAAAAACAGCTTGTTAATTATAATATAAAAAAATCTGCAAGAAACGCAACTCCACCTTATATTACTTATACAGAAGATGAACTTATTTATCTTCCTGTTATGATTTGGATAGGAGACAGTTATATGGCGCACACAGATTATACTGATGCAGAATATAGTCAATTAATTGATTGGGTTAACGAAATGTTAGCAGGTACTTACGATTATGTTCCATCAGAATCTGAAACTTATAATAATGGCACACCTAGATCAGGGGGAGCATATGTTGCTGCACAAAATGATGTTAATCACGGAATTGATTCAGGTATTAGATTAAGACTAATGCCTACAGTTCCTAAACACATGTTTAATCCTCTTTTCCAAGTAGCAAAACCTTTTACAGATAATATTACTGATAACACTATAGCTTTTATATCAATTCCTTCTATAACAAGTGGAGATGTTTTAAATATGAGAACTGGAGAAGAGTTGCCAGGAGATTGGTCAGATCACACTTTAAACAACACAACTTTTCTTGAGGCTTTTGAAAGAAAAAATTATATGGCTACTCGCCGTAGAAGTATAGCAAATCTCACTGAAGATAGGGTAGGTAGTTTTACATGCGGACCTTACGGAACTGTAATGAGATTACGAAACGCTTCACTTGCTAGTTTAGATGTAAGTAATTTAAATGCGTACGATTGTTATCAAACATTTAGTGATGGAGAAGTCTATGATGTTTATAGCATAAATCATAATGACACGTTACTTTCTCAAGGACCTGTATTACATAGGCAAATAAATTATCCTAATTCAGGTATATTAAAAAATTTATTTAACAGCGAAGGAACAAATATGGCCAGAATGATACCAGCTATGCATTATTTTATGTTTTATGGTAGCTCAGGTTCTCAAGCTTCGTTCCCTGTTTCTAATCAACTTGATAGTCCATTGCTTACTATTTCAAGAAATGGGTGGCATATGAATACTAATGGGAGTAAAGCTGAACTATCAAATGGAGGTACTCAAGACAGAAGAGATGTTGCGGCTACCATGTTTCATGAATTAGGGCATACTTTAGGATGCTATCACGCTTTTCATTTTGGACATCAGGGTTATAATACTAGTCCTAATAGTTCAATAAATTTTACAAGTATAATGGAAACTGACCCTAAAGGTAAGTTTTTACCATTTATTAATACTAAAAAATCTTGGTACTCAAATGCAGATTCTAATATACCTCCATTTGAATACACTGAAACTGGGTACAACGAAGATGGAGAAACTGTTAGTCTTCTTAAAAGTTATAAAGATTTGCCTGCAGATGAGCAAGGGTATTTAGAAATGATGTTTAATACATTACCTAAACACCTAACAAATAATTACGAAAGAAAAATTAATTTTAATACAGGATCTTCTGTATATGATTTTTATTTTGATCACAATTATCCTTCACATTTTCATTCTGCTATTGCAGATTCTTTTGTAGGGGTAATACAGAATACTTCTGAAAGTGCGCTTAAAAGCCAACTAAAATGGAAAACAGTTTTAAATAATTATTTAGCTATGTGTTTAGGGCTAGACTCTTTATGGGGAGATAGCTATATACTATTAGATGATAATGGTAATAATGTTAATATTGAGTCAGGAGGTAAACCAGAGTTTGTTGTAAATCCTACAACAGATTTAATAGATGGTATGCTTACAACAACAAGAGATTTTGTTTGGGGAGGAGGTGCTGTAGGAGGAGTTCAAGAAGAAGAAGGAGACCTTACTATAGAAAATATTAATCTTATAAATGATATTAATGAGGGAGAATTTAATTATGACACTATACGTGCATGTAATTATCCTGAACTAGGAGGATATGCTATTAAGAAATCAGGAAATAATGTTCTTATACTTTCAGATTCTATGCAATATAATGCCCCGTCAATACCTTTAGTTAAAAATGGTCAATTTCCAGGTAGTGGTTCTTACCATGGATTTAATGATTGGTTTCTTCCTTCACAAGCAGATTACCAAACATTTAGAAATATTTTTTATAAAGACAATGATGCTTATCTATTAAGCAATGCAGCACCTAACCCAGACCCAGACGGTTTTGGAAATCTTTCTTTAAATTGGGGGATTAAAAAAAACACTTTTTACTATATGAGAGGAAGTTGTTCTGAAGTTGGAACTACAGGAGTTTATCAATTAGGGTATACTCCTGAAGGAGTTAACGCTTTTTGGTTTAGAGATAACGGAGAAGGAAGTGTTGCTCCTTATTATTGGTGTACAGACAATAGGATGGTTTCAAGGCCTGATGGAGCTACTGCGTCTTACGCTCTCCCATCAGACGTTGGTGGGAGTGCACATAATGCTGCTTTTGGTTATCTTGTAAGAACTGTTCATGTTCCTAGCGCACAAATAGTAGAAGAAGAACTACCCCCTGTAACTGGAGGTATAGAAGTTTTACCTGCAAACAGGAAAGGCCCTCAAATAACAAACAGAGTTCCTTTTTGTATCCCAGTACTAAATGAGAGTACAGGCCTATATGAACCTTCTGATATTTTTGACCCTGTATGGTTTGCAAACATAAATTGGAGAGATCCTAAAAATAGAGCTTATCCAGAAAATTGGCCAGTATCTAAATTGTATGATGAGTTTGATGCAAACGGAGATCCTCTATGCCCTTGTTTATACGCAGAACAAACTGTATGGATTGACGGCGTAGAAAGAACCTACACTCCTATAAATGCTAGTAGAACAGGATTTATTCCTGAAGTGCAGGGTAACATTAGTCCATTTGCTTATGGAGGTACTGCTAGTCAAATTTACGCTAGACCTGGTGAAGGGCAGTCAGGGGCTGATTGGGTAGAAAATGAAGCTAATGCTAATAGCTTGCTTAACGAAGATGCTCAAATATTATATAAAATACAATCTCATAGTTTTTTAAAAGATCATCCTACTAAAGATGTAGCAGGTGCTAATACAGAAAAGTCTGGCTTTAATTATAATGAAGGTGCTGCAGGATTTCCAATTGAGTCTTGGAATAATAGCAGTATGTATGTAGATCCATCTAATAACATTCAAATAAATAGTTCTTTAAATAGTTATCCAATTAATACATTTGTTAGAGGTGAATCCAGTTATAGAAAAAAACTTTATCCGTCTTTTGGGTGTTCGTTTAATGGACATCAAATACATAATTCTCATCTTTCTGCGTTAGCTTACCCTCACTCTAAAGGGCATTTTTTTCAAAATTACCCTATAGGATATAAACCTTTTCCTGGAGGATACTCTACAGATACTTACACTTCTACAGATCCTATACATTATATGATGGCTCCTTTTGGTTCTGCTTATGTTGGAATAAATCCTCACGGAAGTGCATATAAAAAATTTAAACCTGACTGGCAAAATTTTGCAGATGAGCACGCAGCTAGCCCAAACACTAGTTTTAGTTTTTCAGGGTTAGATTATATACCTAGTGCTGATCTTACACATGTAATAGAATCTGATTTATTTAATAGTCTTTATTTTTGGAACGGTGAAGATGATTTACCTACACTTCAATACACAGACTCAGGAGGAAGAAAGACTAGTACTCAATTAGAATATGTTAAATATACTTTTGGTAGCACAGATTTGGCTTCTCCTTATTATAACCCTCTTAGACTAAATTTATTTAAATCTTCTGATCTTACAATATTTAGAAGTGCAGGAATGGTAGATCCTATTTTAAGTGATTTTTCAGTTTTTTATGGAAATACAGTATTAGATGCAAATGGAGAACCCCAAACTTTATTAAATAGGCATTCACCTTCAATAGGAGATATAAACGTTGGAATATTAAATAATACTATGAGATATGGGCTAAACGCTTATCTTATAGATGTAGCTTTTTTAGAAGACATTGATGACACTTGTTTTGTATTAATAAATACTAAAAACAATCGTTGGGGATGTTCAAGTGATCATTGGAAAAGTGTTCCTGGAGCTACTGGAGGACTGCACCTTGGGAGAACTGCAATGACTCCTGGGCAAATATTTAAAGCTAGAGCTTTTATAGAAAACAATGTAGGAAATCTTCAAGCTATTAGAAACTTTGGAATAGAAAATAATGTAAGGGCTAGTTATACAGAAGAAAACTCATTTGCAAATCATATAGAATATTGTTTGTTAAAAGCAGAAAATCCTCAAGAATATATTGACGAAGGAGGATTAAACTTTGACTTTTACGATTCTTTCTTTGATACATCTAATACAACTAGTTGTGATAATGGGCATTGTTTAGAGAGCACTCCAATAACTATATGTGTAGACTCTGAAGGATGCAACAGTATTCAAACTCAAAATATAGATACTCAATTTCTACCAACTTCAGATAACAGTTTTGGTCCTAAAATAAGATGTCCTCAAAATTTATTACACGGATGTTATTTTAAACCAGACAATAGCATTTGTAATTACATAGTAACAACAGCAAATACTAATTTGTATTGCGATGCTTCAGGAAATGAAACTACATTAGAAATATGTTCTGATTTAGGAAACAACGTTCACGCTTCTTTGTGGTTAGGTACTAGCTCGACTGCTGGAAATTTATTTACTTCTGAGGGAGAAACTATACTTTATGGAAATTTTTATGAGTACGAAGGTCAGTTATATTCTAATTATTTAGAAACTACTACTAAGGTATATTATTATAACCCTACTCAAATTACGGAAGACGAAAAACAAAAAGCTTCTAAAAAGTTTGAAAAATTACATAAAAATTTAACAAAAATTGTTAGTTTTGCAAAATAATAAACACTATGGCTAATATATTATATTTAAAATTACAACAAGCAAAAGAAGAATACCAAACGTATTCTTCTAAAATGTTTGACTCTTTTTCAAATTCTAATATAGATAAAAATTTATCTAAAAAAATATCAGCTGTGTCGTATTGGCTAGAAATTTTAGAAACTAAAATTAAAGATTGTTCTCAATCTTCTAGTCAAGACCCAACTCCTGTTACATTTTATTTAAATGAAAATTGTAATTTAGATATTTATAGCGATATTGTAGAAAGTTATATACACATTAGAAATAAAAATAATACGTTTGTTCCAATAGCTAAAGTTAGAAGTAGTATAAACCCTTCAACTGGGCAAGCACTTACTTCAGATGATAATGCTGTTTGTTTGTCTTGGCTTCAAATGGCAATAGATTCTGGCAACAGCTATTCTTCTTTATATAATAATAGCGACTCTGGTATTAAAGCTGAGTTTTCTTCTAATAGCTGTGCGCAAGGAACTCATAAAATAACTTTTACATTTTCTAACGTAGGAGATATGTATAATGGGCAATCTATAAAGTGCACAGGACAAGGACTTACTCTATCTCAGAATGAAGTTTTAGGAGGAATCTCTAGCTACAATTGTCCTGAAATAACTAATGAAGAATTTAATTACTATGATAATATTTTAAATCTTATTAGTATAGAGCTTAAATTTAATTACTCAACATCTGAAATAGAACCTACACAATATCAAAACGTAATAACTGGAGATTCTTCAACTCTTACGTTAGAATCTGGCGACGCTTTAGAACTATAAAAAAATAATTATGACAAAAATAAAAGACTTACCTAAATCAAGTTTTAGCACTAAATCAGATTTATTAACTATTGTGCAAAATGGGGTTACAAAAAATATAACAAAAGAATCTTTGCTTCAAGGATTAAGTTCTTCTGTAAAAAATCTATCTTCTCAATTTACAAGCTTATCATCTAAAATTAATAAAGATGTAATGCAAAAAGCTCATGCTAAATTTGAAAGTCCTGTTATGGGGAAAGACCCTATAAACTCAAATCATTTATCTACTAAAAGATATGTAGATACTAGCTTGCATAATGTACTTAAAAATGATGGCACTACACAATTAACTGGACCTATATCTTATAGATCTAGTCCTAGTAATTTTAGTTCTAATGAGTTAGTAGATAGAAATTTTATAGATAATGAGCTTAAAAAAGTTCTTAAAGTTATTACTAAATTAAAAGCAGATGATGGTTATCCTACAGCTGTTGCAGGAGATTCTTTTATAGTTCAAAGCGACCAATCTGTTTTTGCAATAGATGGCCCAGAAATTCAGAAGGGAGATATTATTATATGTGTTGAAGATTCTAAAGGAGGAAGACACGGAGCTGTAGGACATCAGTTTGCAATAATTAATACTAATGTAATAACAGCAACTCAAGACTCGCCAGGTATACTAAAAATAGCTACTAGCAAAGAAACAGAAGAACTAATTTCTGAAACTTCTGCGCTAACTCCTAATTCTTATAAAGGTGCATTAGAAGCTGGAAGTGAATATAATAGAACTATTGTAGTAACTTCAAAGCATGCTTTGTTAGAATCTGAAAAAGGTATAGTAGGAGTTGACTGTAGAAAAAATAGTGTTGAACTTATTTTACCAACAATAGGAAGACTTTCTAATCCTAAAATTACTAAATACTTAATTAAAGATGAGTATGGTAATTCTTTAAAAAATAACATTACGTTAGTAGCTCAAGGTGGAGATACTATAGAAGGAGCTAGAACTTTTCTTTTAAATTCAAATGCTTCTTCTGTTAAGTTGTATTGTGATTCAGAAAAAACATGGTATTTAGAAAGTAACATTTCTTCAGGGTCTGACACTACTTCAGGAATTAAAACTTTTGTAACTAGTGATATAAATTCAGGAGAAAGAGCAACTACTACAGGTGCTTATGAGTCAGTTATGTCTATAGATGTTGATTTAAGAGAATACCCGATAGGTACAGGATTTAAAGTTATATCGCATTGTTTTGCTCAAGCAACAGGTAATACAAAAACAGTGGCTATTGGTGTAGGAGGGACACAAGTTATAGAGTCTAGCGCTACAGGAACAACAGCTCCTAGTGGCAAATTTATACACCACGAAGTTACAGTGTTACATTCAAACACTGCTAAAACAATGGCATTTGGTTTTTGTATGATAGGTGAAGATGATACTACTACAAGCTTAACAAATTCTTTAGAAATAAATTGGGATTCAAAAATAACAATTAGTGCAGATGTAAAAGCAGCTACTGCTGTTACAGATATTAATGTATACGCGTTACAAATAATACCTTTAAAATAATATAAAACTATGTCAAAGCTAAATTATAATAAAGAACTTCTTGACGCTATTTCTAAAGCTAAAGCAGGGAACACTGCTAAAATTACTTTAAAAGTTGCAGTTTCAAAAAGTAATAATATAATTATAGATAACGCTTTAAATCAATGGGCTTTATTTTTTAATACTATATACTCTCCAACTTTTAAATGTAAAGGAAACTTAGATTTACATTTTACTAAAGTAGGCAAGGAGGTTTCAGATATAAAACTTGCTAAAATTAAAAAAACAGAAGTTAATGTTTTAGCTAAAACTATTGAAAAAATAGGTAAGCAGTTGGGTTTAAACTTAGATTCAAAATTTATATCTAGAGATTATATTCTTTATAATAATTTAATTACAGATAAAAAAGGAATTATAAATGATAATGGATTAGTTAAAAATTCAAAATTAAAAAGTCAAACTTTTTCTAAATACGGTAGCCCAAGCACAGCAGCTCCTGTTAGATATGGTGTGACAAATGTAAGCGCGGTTAACTACGATCCACAAGCAAATAAAAATTCAGGAGAAGCTGTATTTAATTTTAAACAAAATCCTAGAGTATTATATTCTGACGTTTCTAGAGGATTAGAAGTAAATTACATTCCTACAAGTTCTAGTTTTTTTGGAGGAGCAGTAGATATAAGTATAGGAGAAATTTACTATAACTTAAGACAACAATTTGAAGGTGTTTTTAATGAACAAACATTTGAAATAGGTAATAATGAAGCTTCTTTTATTCCTAACAAAGCATTAAGTGATGGAACTATGTATTTTACAGAATCTTTACTTATAACTGATAACTTTGGTAATGTAGAATGTGTTGTGTATAAAAATAATGTTGGATATTTTAATTTATCTGATAGGTATGGTAACATTATAAAAAATGGTAATAAATTCTTAGAACAAGAAGCTACAGCTGCTATAAATGTACAAAAAAATACTCCTGTACCTATAGGCGAATCAAATGAAGGAATGCAAAAATTATCTACTAGTAACTTATATTCTATTACTGTATCTAATACTGCGCACCCTGGGTTTTTAGAATCTTCGTATGCTTTAACAGCACCAATAAAAGTTTCTAGCATTTTATTTTATAATCCTAGAGAAATAGCTTTTTTATCTTTTGATCATAATATACCTAACTACAATTCAGACTTAGAAAAAATTTATGATTGTAATAATCCTGAAAATGGATTAGGTAATGTTGTTAATTCAAACGGATCTTTTGGAAGTACTGCAGAAGTAGTAGCGGTCCAAAGCAGTTTTTCTGTTTACCCAGATTTTTTTGATTATTCTAAATGGATGCTTGAAGATGTATCTGGTGATGCTGATTTACAAAACGGTAGTTTAGGATCAAAAAGATTTAGTCTTGAGCCTGAAGGAGGAATTGATCAATACATGACTAATGAAGATGTTTCTAAAAACGGATACAATGTTTTAGAAAAATTTAAATCTTTACATACTGCTGCAGGAGGTAATATATCTGAATGGTATTGGCCATTAACTACTAAAGACACTAGTATTAGTACAGTTAATGGTCTAGAAATAGACATATGTAATCCGCTAGAAAGTTCTTTTGCTACTTTTTCAGCAACTACATATAGTAATCTTTCTCCTGGAACTAATCCTAATCAAAAGCTTAGAACTTCTAAAATTATACCTATTATACAATCTGCACCTCCTATGCACAGTAATATTTATGCAGATTTTCCAATTACAGGAGAAAATATTCCTAGCGCTAGTATTAGCAATGATGGAATTGGAGATTTTAAATATGTAGATACTTCTACTAATTCTAAATATTGGCAAGGTAGTTACATTGTATTTGATTTATTTACAAGTCAATTTATGAATTTACCAGTAGTAGATATTACATCTCCAGAAGGAAACTCTAGATTTGCTACAGATAATATTTTTGGGCGGTACTCATTTAACGCTGGACATTCGCAGACAGAAAACAATGAACTTCTTCCTTTTAATAGAACTGCTGTTTATGGTAAAGTTAATGGAAATCATTATTACATGCCTATAACTCAATCAGATACTTTTTCTATGCCTACAACTATGTATATAAAAGGATTTGATTTTAATACTCCTAATGATATTTCTCAATATGGTATTATAAGACTTGCTGGTAGCGGATGGGAAAACAACACAGAAACAGGAGGTTCTTATGGTTTTGTAGCATCTACAGATTATTCTATCGAAGACCCTACAACTTTATCAGCAGCAGAAGCTTCAATTGTTGTTGATACTTCTAAAGACGATGAGCTATTTAAATTACTATCTTATTGTCCTGCAGCAATTAGTTTTAAGAAAAAATCTATTGCTGGAACTGATATGGGAAATACAAATCAAAATCCTTTTGTAGTAATGCCAGATCAACCTGCAGACACTATAGGTTGTTATGTAATGGCTTATGCAGTTTTACATGGATTTGCATTAATGTACATGAACGAGTATGGGCAATTTTTACCACTAACTGATAACGGTGTTTATTTGCCTGTACCTGGGGGAGACATTTCAAACGAAAATGTAGCTACAGAAAAAGGGTATATGCCTGTATCTATGCAATTTACTGAAAATGATAATTATTTATATACAATTGTTAAATCTAAAACCACTGATTTAAAATACATTTGTATCTACGATGTTAGTTCTGTAGCTTTAGGGCAAACAGATGAAGACAGTTTGCCTATTGCTAATAGCGCTGTAATGATAGAAAATCCGTTTGCAGGAGATTTAACTAGAGTAGATAGAGGGCATGATGGTGCTATGTATTTCTTTTCTCACAATTCAAATGAATATATAAAAATAATTGAGCCAGGATTGTCTGTTACTGTAAGTCAATTTGCAAGTTTTACAAAAGCTTTTGTTAAAACTACATCTACTAATTTTGACTTTTTACCTTCTATGTCTTCAAACATAGAACTTGATAATTGGTTAGAAAAAGGAAGACATAAGGTTAGAAGCGCAGAAGAGACTGTGCCTACTTCAGCAATAACAATACATACTTCTCAAGATATTCCTACTTACTATATAAGTGATTCTAAGGTTCCTAAAATTGTCTTTAATACTAACACTTTTAATGTAAATGCAGAATCCCCTGAAGTATCTTATATTCAATCGTGGATTAATGAAACTACTACTTCTACTCCTATAATAGAATTGCCGTCAACTTTAGCGCAAGTAACTTCATCACCAGCTTTAAAATATTCTCCTGCGAGTCCAGGATATTTTGGTAGTACCTTAAGCAGAATAAAATCTGGAAATAGTTTTGGGTCACATACTATAACTAATTTTGCAGATACTCCTATTGTTCATTTTGTAAAAACTTTATCTAAAGTAGACGCTAGTTCTGAAAATCAATATCATAAATATAGTATAGTCCCTAACTCAGACACTTCAGGTATTTACATTGGAACTACTAAAGATGATGTATCATTAGATTCAAATGGATCTAACGCTGAAACTATTGCTATTAAATATTTTGATGCGGCCTTAAACTATACTGTAGAAAATAGAGTTTACCCAGATCATAACACAGGAGCTAAACCTTTTATAACTCCTTCTATAGTAGGAGTAAATAATCGTGGTTTATGGCCAGGAGAATTTGGTAGAACTGATAGCGTTACAAATCATTACTACGTTTTTAGTTTTCCTTCAAAGCCAACTGATAGAACAGTTAATTTAACTTGCACTCAGTACTCGACAGCTTTTTCAAATAACTATCAATTATCTGCGCACCCTACTAGTACTTTAAGTGTATCAAATTTAAATTGCACTGATACTAGTTATTTAGCAAATGGTTTTGGAGAAATTCAAATAACAGAAAATAGTTATTGGATTATAAATCTAGAGCTTAATGAATTTGGTAAAGTTGCATTAAGATTTAATAAACTAGATACTAATTTTAATGCTTATTATATAAAAAAATTATATGATGGAAACAATTGGGACTTTCCTAATTCTAATATAGAATTTAGCTCGACTCATCTTGTATATATATTATCAGATTTACAAACAGCAGAACTTTATAACAACTCTTTTGAAAATTTATCTACAGAGCAAATTAATAATATAACTTTTAGTTCTTACTCTGACTTACAAAATACTTCAGTAACTTTTGTTATAAATTTAGGTCAAGGAGATAACTATATTTTAGTATATAGTATTGATAAAGAGTTAGGAGAATTAACATTAATAAATTGTGACGCTTTATCTACTTACTATCAAAGAGCTAGTAATTTAGAAGGAGCAGGAGATTACAATTTTACAAAGGTAATGCCTAAAAAATTAATTTATGATCCTATAGGATTTACATTATATATTTTAGGTACTAATCAAAGTAGCGATTACGGAAGAGTACGTGATTATTTAATGCAAGTTAATTTATTAAATTTAGAAAGTACTTTGACTCAAGCAGTTGTTAAACATGTAGACCCTTTTCCAGACACGCAAGGAGAAGGGTTGCCTACTCAATTTTCTGACAGTTTTGATCCAAGGTTTACTATAGCAAATTCAGTAGATTCAGAATTATCTGATATTAGTACCGTTAGTATTGATAATATTTTTGTAGCAAAAGATTATGGTATATATATATCAGCTAGAAAAATAGTATCTTCAGATTATGCAGGAGCTAATGGGGAAAATGAATATCCTTCTTTAGGTGTAATAGTAAATCCTTTAAATTATAATAACACTTACTACGCTTTATTTGCTATAAACGCAGGAGATGTATCTTACAAAGATATTTTTTCTATGAGTTACTCTTCGTCTAGTGACGCAGAAAGTGCTTGGACATCATATAAAAATGATGTTCAACAAGATAACAATATTACAAGAGATCAAATTACAATTAAAGGACCTGATATTTCTTCAAATGTTTCAGGATTTAATTTTACTGCAACTAGTATTACATACTCTGGGGTTACAGGATGTATGGATGAATACAATAGTATAGGATTAGAAAACTGTAATTATATAAGTAATGCTACGATACCATCAAGATGTGTTAGCCCTGCAAATAACGGACCTGAAGCAATTGGAGGGACAGGTGCAGTAGCAGACAGCACTTCAGAAGGTTTTGTAGAATGTGATTGTGGAGAAAGTATAGAACCTCAGTGTTCAGAATGTTATGCAACAAATTTTGTAGCAGGCACAGAAGAAAATGCATCTGAAATTCCTGACCCTGGATCAACTTGTGGGGTTTGTGCAGACACTGAAGCTTCTAATTATGAAGAACCTGTTTTTGGATTTAGTGTTGAAGACAACTCTAGATGTAGTTATAGTTATTGTGGAAACTCAAGTGCATGTAATTTTGTAAGTCCTGGAACTCCCACTCCTTCTGGACAAGGGTATTGGGTACAAGACGACTCTTTATGTAGCTACCCTTTTAGCGGATGTGATTGTGATAATGCGCTTTTACCTAATTATTGTGGAACATGTGGCCAAGCTACATTTTTACAAGAAGGATTAGAAGAAGGTTATTGTGATTGTTCAGGTGCTGCTGTAATACCTAGCGATAGTCTTTCTGAGTATCAAAACTCTACAAGTCCTCAATATTGGGATGGAAAATATTGTAGTTGTGAAGGAGATCTTCCTGTAGGAACTCACTGTGATTGTAATGGTGATCCTATAGAAAAAGTGTATATGGGAGGAATTTTGCAACAAAATCTTGAAAAACCTTGTAACTGTGAGGGAGAAACTTCAGAACAATTGCATGGACTTTATTGTGGTTGTACAGGTCAAGTAAATGTTGATGACGCTTGTGATTGTAATAATATGCCTATGTCTCAATACATAGATAGTGACGGGGATGGGTTAGGAGTTGCTCCTGCAGTACAGCTTTGTCCTGTAGTAAATGACGATGGTAGTTTATCTCCTCAACCAGGTTATAGTTTTACAGGAGGAGATACTTCTGACGATTGTGCTGGAGAGTATGACGAATGTGGAGAATGTAGACTTGGAGGATTTGATGATCCTGATTTTTGTTCGGATGGAGAAGATCAATGCGGAGTTTGTTGCGGTAACAATGAATGTTTAGATTGTCACGGAGTTCCTAATGGGCCTGGGCAATTACCAAACAATCCTTGTCCAGGATACAAATATTGTTATTGCACACAAACTTACATATTAGAAGAAAACATTTGTCCTGAAATAGATGAAGGATGTGGTTGCGGTCAAGGACCTGAAACTGAATGTGGAACTTGTGAAGGGCCAGATGGAAACGGATGTTGTTCTGGCAATCATTTTGATCAATGTTTAAATGAGTGTGTACCTTTAAGCACTACACTAACTATTGAAGATGAGTGTGATAATTGTTTTACTGACGTAAATGACCCTGATTTTAATTCTTGTGTAGGATGTATAGATGAAGACGCTTTAAATTACAGTCCTACTTATACAGTTCCTTGTATTGGATGTTGTGAGTACGAAACTTATGTACCTCCAGTTTATGATGTAGAACCAGATAAAGATGGAGAAGTTAATAGTAGTGTTAATTTTACGCACTCGCTTGTATCTCTACCTGCAGTGTATCCTGAAAACGGAATACCTATATTTAGTATAAGCAAGGATTCATTTTTTTATGATAATTTAGACCTTACGTTGCCAGACAATTGGCCTGCATGTTTAGAAGATGGGAGTTGTAGCGAAGCTGACCCTACTAATTTAGATCAAATTAATAATGTTTCTTTTAGCAATAGAGTGCAAAAAGTTAGTAAAGACTTTCCTAAAATATTTACTACTAACGCACAAAAAAATGGAGAAATACATTACAACTTTAGTGCAGAGCCTAGTGGAGGAGCTATCTATAATGTAAGAAACGTAGACATAACACAGCCAGGATACTATCATTACAGAATTGGAGAAGGAGATAATTCTATCCAAATTTCTAATATAAATTTAACTCCAAAAACATCAAGCGTAGATTTTTTACAGTTACCTACTAACAGTACATTGTACTACAGTCCAAAATTTTATTTTACATTAAAAGAAGATTTAGATTTAACAACTTACGATGCTTCTAATTTATTTGGAAGGTATCCAGAAATACAAAGGATAGTTAAATACACACTTGCTATTCCTGAAGATGGTACTATAAAAAGTTATATTGAAAATGCTTTAAGTCCAATAGCAGAAGTAGTATACGATAAAGATTTAAGAATTACTCAAACTTTAATTTCAGGTTCTCCGTACGAGTCAGGAGTAATTTTAGATCTTGTAGGAGGTAGTAGTATAAGTGCTCCTCAAGTATATGAACTTATTCCTGTTAAAAATAACGATGGAACTACTCAAGAAGTAGTTATTGATTTGTCTGAGTTTATAACTCCAGAGCCTGACTTAACTGAAGTATGCTGTAGTGAATGTGCTCCAAATTATATGCAATACACAACAGACAATGGAACTTCAGCTTCAGTTGCTCCTTCACTACATGAAGGAATATTAAATGGAACTAATCCTGATTTTACTTGTAATAGTAATATTTGTGAAGACTGTCCTGTTCTTCCTTGCCCAGGTGGGTACGAAACTAAATGTTGCGATCCTGCAGCTAATAATTATTCTAATCCAGATAGTTTAGAAGAGTGTGAAACTTGTAGTGAAAATAATGCTAACTGTAATTATTTATGTACTGGAGTTATAGGAGGTACAGTAGAAACTGATTGTTCAAATCCAATAAAAGTTTGTACTGATCAATCTGCAGTTAATTATTTTGGAATTCCTGACGACAATACAGCTTGTTGTTACATAGAAGATAATAATAATCAATGTAATTACTATGTTCCTATATATGGGTGTACATCTCCTGGCGCTTGTAATTACAACCCATTAGCTACAGATGACAATGGTACCTGTGAATTTGATAGTTGTCAAGGATGTATGGATACTGCTGCATGTAACTATGATTCAAACGCTATATACGATGATGGTTCTTGTACATATGCTGAAGAAGGGTTTGAGTGTGATGGAGACCCTATAGATCCAAACCCTGTAGACCCAGTAAATCCAGTAGACCCTGTAGTAACAGGTTGGAAAATTAAAACTGTTATATATACTAATGGAGTTTCTGCGGAAGATTTACAAAAACTTAATTGGATTATTTACGATTCAGATCAAAATGTTTTACAAGTTTCTCCTGCAGCTAGTCAATATCATGAAACAGTAGGAGCTTTAACTAGTGTTGTTAGTATTAATAATATTGTAGGAAGCAAGTGTTTATGGTTTTTACCTTTAGGGGTAGAAAAGTCTAATATATGGGCTCATGCAGATTTGGAAATTATAAGACCAAACAACACTGTTTATCATTCTATCTACCACGGGTTTGGGTACAATGACACAGGATCTATTTTGCTAAGTTTAAATTCAAATTGTAGTATTGGGTGTGTTGAAAACAACTCATTACTTACCACTGAAAATTGTACGGTGTATGTAAAAGAAGATACAAAAGACCATACAACTATAACTGTTCAAGCAGCCACTTCTTCTAACTCTCTTTTAGAGTATTCAGGAGTTAAGGTTCGTGTTATAGATATAGATAACAATAAAGTTTTAGCCACTCTTAATACTATGTTTGCTAAAAGTATTTTCTCAGACTCTTTTACAATAACAAAAGATGTAAAAATTGCAATGGAATATATAAACCCAGGAAATTTAAATGCTCCATTAGAGATAAAACTTATAGGAGAATTTGGAGATTTAATAACTAAAAAATATTTTTAAGATGCCAAATTTAAAAAAAGTACACGCATTTACTATTTCATTAAATACTCCAGGGTGTACAGATGTTAATTCAGGAAACTACAACTCTGCTGCTGAAATAGATGATGGCAGTTGCATAGAGTTAGATTTACATAATTGCGCAGAAAATGCTATATTATCTATAGATCTAGGTGACTGCAATAATAAAGAAACTACAAAAGCTATAAAACTATATACAATATATAAATCTTATGTAGAGTCTTTAAAAGGTATAAATAAAACTAAAACAGATATGTATAAACAAAAGCTTATAGATCTGTGTAATTGTAAAACATGTTAAAATAAAATAAAATGGATAGAACGAGAGATTTAGCCCAAGGGCTATCAAGAGTAGAAAATAAACTTAGTAATCAAGAGTTTGTTGTTCTTACTTTGCAGCCAACTGTAGCAGCAGAAACATTTTCTGCAAATGATGTTTGGTTTGCTTCAACTGAACTTCCTAATGCTGTTGTAGCAGGAAGAGGAGCTTTAATAAAATCTATAACAGTTATAGATGATGATGCTCAAAGTATTGTAGGTTCATTATTTTTTACAGATCAATCTATAGCTACAGCTGCTTCAGGTGCAGCAGAAAATAATACTCATGCAGAGAATCAAACTATATTGGGAGAAGTAGAAATTCCTGCAGCTTCTTATGTTGCTTTAGCTACTTCAACAATTGCTACTGTTACTGGAATTGATTTAGTAGTTCAACCTGCAGATAACGGAACTTCTTTATATATATTTGGTCATACTGACGGTACTCCTTCATATACAGCTGCAGCTTTAACAATTAGAATTGGTTTACAAAGATTATAAAAATGAGTAAAAATTATAAATGGTCTGTCTTATCGCCTGATGAAATTTGGGAGCAAACGTCTTCCAAAGTTAGAAAAAATAAGAAAATAATTAATAAATCTAAATTAGAAAAAAATGGCATTAAAGAAAGTATCTCCAAAGAAAAAAAAGAGCTTAGGTAAACTACCTAAAGCAGTTCGTAACAAAATGGGCTACGCTAAAAAAGGAGCTAAGGTTGTTAAAAAGAAAATGGTAAAGAAAAAGTATTAATGGAAATCTTTAAAAACGACAACAACTGGAACGAAAAAGCTATAGTAGGCTTTATAGCATTTGCTATAATGTGCCTTATAATGGTAGCTGATCTAGTTACAGGATGGGTTGGTACAGACCTTGTGATAAACGAGTTTGTATATGATTCATTTGTGTGGGTAGTACTTGGTTCTTTTGGTATATCAGGTCTAGAAAAATTTGCTAAGAAATGAAAAAATTATTATTCATACTATTAACTTTAACATCGTTAACTGCTACAGCGCAGTTAAACCTTTTAAGGTTTGCTACATTTTACGCTAGCTACACTACTAACACCCCACAGATAGGAGCTCCTAGTTTTATGGTTCAGGGTACAGAGCCTGACAATCCTTATGACTTTGTTCCTAACTTTGTAGATGGAGAGTTAGTAGAACTTACACCACAGTACGCACCAAATGTTATTCTTACATTAGGTATACGAAAGATAGCAAGATTTGACTATCAAATTA